GAACAAACTTACTGCTGAATCCTGTTTCCATTTACACAAAATTTTGGACAGTGTCAATGATATTGTAGGGCGTAAATACGCCCTCATACTACCTGACATACAATCCCCTACTTTTATCTGTTCTAGCCCCATGAATCATGTCCCGAGTTTCCTCCACTGCCTCTTTTATTTTGTCGTTACTGTCTGCTGTCCTTTTTGTATTGTCGGCAATACTCTTCAAATAAGTCAACTGCGATTCCGCTAGTATATTGCTTCTTTCCATCAACCCGGAGTGCTCATCAAGATAGACAGTTATATTATTGAGTACCGTATTGTAGTCGATTGTTCCTCCGTTCTGGTAATAGTTGGAAACAGCATTCTCTATCTTTCCCCTTTGTTCCTGCGGATAGTTGGCGAAACGCTGTTCCAGCAACAGACGGATTGCGGACAAATCGCTTCTCATAGCATTGGCGTAAGATGCAAGGAGGTCGGCTTGGTCCTCGGTTATACCCTTAATACCCGCACTTAACCCACTTCCACCGCTAGAATTTGTACCCCATTGTTTATTTATGGTCTCCGCCTCCTTTACCATTTGATCTATAAGATTGTTCTTTATACTGTCAAGCTCTTTACTTTCATAATCAGACAAAACACCATCGCTCATGTAATTCGCCCATTTCTCATACCATTTACGCATTTCCGGCATATAGTTTTCTACATACATGGCTTTAATGAGTGCTTTGCGCATATATTCTGACATATCATCCGCAATATCTTCTGCTCCCTTCTCCACATCATACAGAGATTCAAGAATATCATCAGAGAAAGAGTCCCATGCGACACCTGTGGCATTTTCCATTTTTTGTTCAGTAACTTCTGCAATATCCTCAATGCTGTCCGCTATTTGTTCGGCATATTTTCTTGTATCCTCATCTAGTTGTGCCCAAAATGAAGGTGCCTGTTCCTGTAATTCAGATAACTGTTCTGCTGTAAGCTCAAACAAGCCGGACATACGTCCTCCCATAAGATTGCGGAACTGGTCTACAGACATGCCTAAAGCTTTTGCTGCTTGTACCCATCCCTCCCAACTCATATCTTTTACCTCATTATATCCAGCGGTATGGGATTTCCAAGAGCCACCGGAACTTAAGTACATTTGCCCTAATTCCCGTGCAAGCTTAGCTTCAGCCTTTATCATATCTATTGCTTTTTCGTACGCTGCATTTGCATTCTCTCCGCTTAACGCCTCCGCAAGCTCCAACTGCTTTTCTATGACTTTATCCATTGTCTGAATATAAGCATCATAAGTCTTTTCTGCCTCTTCATATTTTTCCGTGGAGTTGTCACCGCCAAAAAAATTCATTATCTTGGTGGCTATCTGTAAAGCTGCGGACGCAATAGCAAGAATTACAGATGCTTTTTCCACTGTGGCAATTGCTTGAGCAGTAGCTTCCGACACTCCCTTTATATTATCCGCTGATATCGTGCCCAATGAGATAATCGAATTTATCATTGAAAGAGTGGTAGCAGTGATACTTCCGGCGGCTGAAATCACATCCCCGACAGCACCGCCCACTGCATCTCCTATCTCATCAAACTCCTTTTCTACCTTGGAAAGGACTTTATAAAGTTCCTGCCAGTCCTTCACACTGCGTTTGTCCGGTGATGTATCTTCCTTGTCACCGGGTTTGGGTAGCTTCTCTTTCAGCACATTTACTTTCGCACGCTGTACAGCCAGATTGGGGTTGTTAGGGTTCAAAAACTCCATCCGTTCAAGCTCCTGCGAAAGCTCTATAAATTTCTGTCTCAACGCATTAAGACTTAAATCAGTAAGTGTATTTATCCAAGACTGAAAAGACGTTTCACGCTCGGCAAACTCCATGTCTATTGCTGCGAGAGCTTTATTGCGTTGATATTCTAGTTCCTGTAAATCCTCTTTGCCGGCTCCCGCTTTCTCCAACCGTTCCCGGTCTTCCTTAAACTTCCGTTCGGCTTCAAGACGTTTGCTAATATAACCCTGGTACTTGGAAAGAGTATCCTTATAGAATTGTGCAGTATCATTTATCTGCCTTTCCTTGGTGTAATTCCCTATCATGCCGAATATGGAAGTATCAACAGACACAGAGGAAGGGTCAAAATTCTTTTTTTTATAGTTTTTATCCTTTTCGGCTTTCGCATCCTCTTCGGCTTCAAATACTTTTCTCGCAAGTTCTTTTACCTTATTGATATAATCATTCTTCTGCTTTTCCAAAGCCTTCAATTCTTTTTTGTTGTCAAGCTCTCGTTGTGCTTGTTCTTTCTCAAATCCGTCTTTCATGGCATTGATACGTGCTTGTGCCGCCTGAATCTCCAAATCAGTTTCCATTTGTATTCGTTCACGGGCTTCTTTCTCACGAAGCTCGATAACTCGGTTCATCTTATCTGAATAACTGTTGATGTCTGAGCCGGATGAATCTAACGCCTTGTTGTATTCATCCATGAAAGATTTAATAGCTTGCATTCTCTTCAAAGCATTATTTTTTTCTTCCGGTTCAAGGCTTCCTTTTGAAATTTCTTCAAGTGACTTATATTCTTTCCGTAATCTACTGAGATAATCTATCGACTTCTCATCAGCAGCAGGTTGAAGCCCCACATAAGCAGAAAGTTTTTCTTTAGCTATGGTTCTCCATTCCGCTTCCACTTTGCTTAATTCTGCAATTTCCGCTTCAATTCGTTTCACTTCTTCTCCCTGACCGGCATCCTCATATACTTTTTTCTTAGCCTCTAGCAATTGCAAATATCTTTGTTTAAGTCTCGATATAGCTTCTACGGGTATACTCTTTTTCTCTTTTTCATATGCTTCCTCAAGCTCCTTTATTTTAAGCCCGTAAATAGTAGTTGTTCCCATTACACTTTTCAAAGTATTCTCAAACGCCTTTGTCTCATATTCCATCTGTGCATTAATGGAAACAAGTTCTCGAAAGCTATTAACAGCATCTTTTGAGTACACATTAGGATGCAGACTGACACCTATTTCACCTGCTTTTTGTTCTATGTATTTTATAGCCTTATCATACCCTCCTACTAATCCACTGGTTATACCGGATTTTATATCCGTCTGAATGACAGCCGCAAGTGTATTTGCAACTCCATCAGACAGACCAAATCCTTTCTTCAAGAAAGTGATGCTCTCTTTATATGTATCTAACTCTTGTTCTGAATACTTTTCTGATATTTTGGCTAACCCTTGTTGGCGCGCAGTTTCTAGTGCTTTATTTCTCAATGCTACTGTTACTTGATTTATTTTCTCTGTCAAATATTGATAAGCATCAGCTTCATTTTTCAGATTCCCAATATATTCCCCATACCTTGACTGAATTTTATTAATAATATCATTATATTCAGAACTACCCTTTACTGTTTTATTTAACTGTTCGACTAGGCTCTTATAACTGTCTATTTCACTACGTACAGCTTCACTTTCTTTTATTGCTATATCTCGCAATTCATTTTTTAAACGGTTTGCTTCTTTATATGAGTTGTATAAATATGTGCTAAGTGCAACCACACCGGCAATAAGAATGCCTGTCCATCCAGCAGCCCCAAGGCTGGAAAATGCCATTTTTAATTTTTGAAGATTAGTTAATAACCTTATTGCACCTTGGTTAACCTTATTCTGAGCCATATTATTGGCATACGTAGCTATAGTATTTGCGTTTACTGCTCCTGTTAAGGCTATTTCACGAGATATAGCTAATGCTCTTAAAGCATTGGCTGTTATCATGACACCTTTGTATGCACCATAAGCAGCTATAACAGAAAGTAACATATTCAAAAATATTCTCCATTTATCTGTAAAGGCTGTAAGCATATCTAGCCCGCCTCCAAGAATCTCATTATTACTTTCTGCAATAGTGCCCAGCATCATTTCATAGCTGTCTACTAATTTGGCTAATTTACCTGAAAGAGATTCGGTCAGGATCTCCTGCATATTATAGAACTTTCCTCCTTCATTGGTCAGCTCCCAAAGAATATCCTTTACCATGCCGAAAGACACTTCTCGCTTGGATATCTTTTCAAAAACCTCTCCTGCACTTACTACACGTCCTTCCAATTCAGTGAACTTCTTAGCAAGCTCATCAACTAATGGGATACCTGCCTCTGTGAACTGCCTTAATTCCTGACCACGCAAGAACGCTGCACTTCTCACCTGCCCATAAGCCAAAATAATACGCCCCATATCTACTCCCAAACCCGCAGAAATGTCAGCGAGACGTTTAGTCGTTTCATACATTTCTTCGTATGGGATACCAAATGCCGCAATCTGTTTGGTGAATCCCATTAATTCACGGAAATTAAACGGAGATTCAACGGCTAGTTCCTTTATCTGTCCGAATATCTTATCCGCTTTTGCAGCATCTCCAAGCATGGCGTTAAGTGCAATATGCTGCTTCTGAAATTCACCACCGATTTCTATCAAAGAACGCACGAAACGTTCTGCCTGATAAACGGAATAAATATTAAGGAGTTGATTCTGTAACTGACCGGCTAGGCGTGATTGATTCCCCATTATACTGTTCCCACGTAGCATAGACGCATTGTGCCTTTCTGTTGCACGTTGCCCTGCCGCTTGTGCATTGGCAAGCCTTTGTTGTGCTAAAGCCGCTGCATTCGCCATACGCTGCTGCACCTCAAGCATACGCTGATGCCTTAAGTCTGCTGCCGTAGTTGCAGCTCCTGTACTACCTACCCCAATAGGCTTTACATTAATGTTCAGCGTTTTACTACGAATCTGTGTCTGCAAATCTTTTATAAACCGGTCAATATTAGATGCGGTAAGTTTTATCTTCATGCCTCTCTGCTCCAATTTCTTTTCCAGTTTCTTAAAATCTTCATCCGTCATATCTTTTATGCGCATGGAGAAGAATAAATTGCCCAAGTCTGCCATAATATTACTTTGTGTTTGTGCTGAAATAAAAAAAGAGCCTGTCAAGAATAGGGATTCCCAATCTTAACAAGCTCTTTGGCTTTATAATAACTATGCAAATATAGTTATATTTTCTACGTTTTTACAGAAAAAGCAATCATTTGCAAGATTTTATAATCAAAATAAATCTTTCAAAGTATTGTATTCTTTGTTTATCCCTGAAAGGATTTCCAAATACCGGTATGTGGCAGCTTGAATCTCTTCCATATATACAGGAACTTCATCATTATCCGCAACACATTCCTGTATGTATTGCAAAAGATATGAGAAATTCATCTGTGCGTTTTGACAATCGTTTATCAGGCATCCGATAGCACCGTAAAGAGGTGAATTGCTGAACGCATCCCATTTCTTGGCTTTGTCACTATTGGATTCACGTTCTTTCTTCAAAACAGCCAACAAGTCAACATAATCGTTTATAGATTTCTGCAAATCCCTTGAAAGCACTCTGTTCTTTGCTTTAATTTCATTAAGTTCTTCTACACTTATCGTGATTTTCTGATTATGATATAATGATATTTCCATTTCTAGTAAATTTAGTGTGTAAAAGGTCCGCCCACCTCATAAACAAGGTGGGGAAAATAAAATTTGTATGGTTTAAATTACACTATTGGCGATAGTTTGTTTTCGGGAGGATTACCGCCAAACATAAAATTAATAAATGCTAATCCTTTTGGGTTGCACAACACCTTCTGACAAATTATATCGGGATGATTGTCACGGTGTATTGGCGGTAGTAGTGTCATTTCAAAGTATCCTGCATCAATGTACTTTTGCTTCGGTTCGTTCCTGTTTGCAAAGAATACTCCCATTTCCCTTAGCTTCTTGAAAAGCGTGTTGCGTCCGAACGGCAGTCCGAGTATTTTGGCGGCTTGACCTATGTCCACTTTCCCCTCTGCCTTGAATGCGGTCTTTGCAAATAATACATAAGGCTCTTGTTTGGCGTTTTTGTCCTCAAGCTGCTTAATCTTCTGCTCTGCAATCTCTATACGTTTCTGCAAAATTTGTTGGGAACGCATAAGGATGTAATCGTCATTCTTGAGCAATGCTTCTCGTCTGTTAAACTCATTGATGAATCTTTCTTTGAACTCACCAGCTTTTGAGCCTGTGTAGCCCATGACAAGGAAACTGAAACCGTCTTTGGTCATTTCGTAAGCTGTCTGTTCCCGATTTCTTGCATCCTTGTAAGTGATGCGCTCAAAATTGAGCCGATTAAAATCTTCTGAACATGAGAGGCTTTCAATATCTCTCAATACATTCTTGTGTTCCTTTCCGAACACCTGTGCAACGATTAATGAAGTAGTAACATCGTTGCCGTTACTGCTTTGAATTACTAATTCTGCCATAACAATTAGTTTGAACAATAAAAAAAAACTGCGCTACGTGTTGTTCAAGCCTAATTGCAAGCTCCGAGAGTGTTTCCACTTCCCGACACGGCGCAGTTATATCTTTAATATTTTAAGATACACTTAATATGTATGGGCACAAAAAATGCCGCTATTTGTGCGGCTTCGTACCGCAATTAGTTTGAACACCGCAAAGATACGCATTACCTCTGCATATCCAAACCATATCCTGTCTTTTTTTGCAAAAATAAAAATATTCAATTATATATTCCACATTCTATGATTATATTTTATCAAATATGCTGTATAACACATATTATGCAGGATACACAAACTGTCAAAATATTGTTTTATTAATACTTTTGTAAAAAAATAAAAATAATGGAATATTTATCAGAGAAATTAAACAACAATCAGGAGAAAGCAGTAAAAACAACTGAAGGGTATGTGCGTGTCATTGCTGGTCCAGGCTCAGGAAAAACAATGACTATTGCTTGTAGGTATGCGTATATGGTAAATGAACTTGGTATATCTCCTAGCAACATTCTTTGTCTTACTTTTACGAATAAAGCAGCGAGAGAGATGAAAGATAGGATAGAAAAATACATAGGGAAAGGTAAGACTGGCGATTTTATATGCACATTTCATTCGTTCTGTTTAAAATTTCTTCGAGAAGAAATATATAGAATGAATTTAGCGAAAAACTTCACAATTATGGATAACGATGATGAGTTGTCTATCTTAAAGGAAATATATCCCGAACTAAAGATTACAGCCACTGAGAAGAAATATAAGGCATCAATTTTGGAAATATCAGAAGCGAAACAGAATTATCCTGATTATGTGTACTATTTTGATGACAAAGAACAGAAAAAACCTACTTATTGGAGTCGAGTCTTTTCAGCATTCGTAACAAGGCAGAGAAAATATAATATACTTAGTTTTGATGACTTGATATATTTTACATTGCATATATTAAATAACCATACTGGAGTGATAGAAAAATGGAGTGATAGAATTTCTTATGTAATGGTTGACGAAACACAAGATAATAACAAAAAACAATGGGCTATTGCCAATAAGTTGAGCGAAATAAATAAGAACCTATTTGTGGTAGGAGACCCTGACCAATCTATTTATGGTTGGAGAGGTGCAAAAACCGAATTTCTTATAGATTTCGATATATATCATACTCCTTGCACCAATATAGTACTGAATGACAATTATCGTTCATTAAAGTGCATACTTGATACGTCTAACAGTCTTATTAAAAATAACGTAAACAGGATTGATAAGGAAATGCTCTCTCACAGGAATGAAGAAGAAAAAAAAGTAATATGGCATCATGCAAGTTGCTCATCTGACGAATCATCTTGGATTTGTAAAAAGATAGAATCACTTAAAAATAATGGGGATAGGTTTAAAGATATTGCTATATTGTATAGGAATTCTTATTCATCAAGAAACATAGAACAATCTTTAATTAAATCAAAAATTCCATACATAGTTTATGGGGGTATAAGATTCTTTGAGAGGGCTGAAATTAAGGATATCCTTGCTTACTTACGGATGATAGAAGAAAATGATGATTTCTCTTTTCTACGTATAATAAATACCCCTAAACGTGGATTAGGTAATGCTTTTGTCAATAAATTAAAGGAAAGGGCATTGTATGACAATAGATCTTTGTATGATACTTTATATGATAACCTATACTCTCCTGAATTTGACAAGAAAGGAGCAAGATCATTTTGTAAACTGATCAATGAATCTCGGAAAATGAAAGAATTATTTTCCATTTCAGATATTATGGAATATCTGATAGATGAAAGTGGTATAAGACAAACCTTAAAAGAGAATGGCGATGAGGAAAGAATGGAAAATCTTAAAGAACTTGTTTTATCTGCCAAATTGTATGAAGAAGAACATTCAGATGAAAATATATCACTTAGTATATATCTACAAGATATAGCATTATACACCAATCTTGATTATAAAAAGGATGGAGACAATATAAGTATAATGACAATACATCAATCAAAAGGATTAGAATTTAAAAATGTCTTCATATATGATCTTACAGATGGTATATTACCGAGTTGGAGAAGTATAAGAGAGGGAGGAATACTTGCAACAGAAGAAGAGAGAAGAATTATGTATGTCGCAATGACAAGGGCAAAAGACAATTTGTTTTTAACTGATTCTTTAGGATATAACCAGTCTTTCGGAACAGATAAAATGCCTTCAAGATTTATTTTTGAGACAAAAAAATATTGCATATCTGACGAAAGTATACCTTTCGATAAGAACCAAATAAAATATGATATAAATTACAGTTCAAAAATAATAGAACACGAAATATCACAAGTTTTTGAAAAAGGTTCAAAAGTAAATCACCCTATGTTTGGTAATGGTAGAATATTGGATGTTACAGAGTACGGATATTATGTTATAGAGTTTCCTAATTTTGGGAAAAGAAAAATCAATTTCAATTTTAAGGGATTACAATTAGTTGAAATGATTGAATATTATTCAAACATACAAAATTATAAGATAATACCTTAATTTGATTGTTCATACATAAACGTATTTGAAAAAGCAAGGGCACCTATCAGTGAAGCCTAATTTGGCAGTCTGCTTCAAAGATAAATGCCCAATAATATTTTAACTACAAGCTACCCGACTGCCAAGAAGAATGAACCTGTTTGAATTTTCTGAAACAAAGATAAGTCTATTTTCTCTTCCTTGCAAATGTTAAAACATTGACAATCGGCAATATATAAACAAAAGCAAGAAAGTAAAAGCAGTGAATGTCAATTGCTATACAATAAATTACATGTAAAATATAAGCAAGCAAGAAAGAATTGAGAAGTGACAAAAATATGTTGCATAACATATTATTAGCATAGGCTACTTGTGCCAACCTTGCGAAAGCGGAGAAAACAAGTCATATATTCTATATTTTACAATTATATTTAGTCTAATTACCATATAACATAGGATTTTTCATAAAAATAATTACATAATAAGCCAATAATTACATACTTTTGCAAACAAATCTAAATTTAAAATATATTTATCAATTATGAAAAAGGTATTTATATGCGCTTCTTTTGCGTTTTTAATGACATCTTGTTTTAATACAAAAGTGTGTGTTGGTAATATGAAAGCTGACGACCCATCAATAAAGGTAAATTCCGTAACTAATCATCACTTTTTATATGGTCTAGTACCTGGTGGTAAAACAAAAGTAGATGCAAAAAAATACATAGGAGAAAAAGAGAATTATGCCATCAAAAACAATTGGACTTTCCTTAATGGGTTCTTAGGATGTATAACTTTTGGTATTTACACTCCTACAACTACAACGTTCTATGTCCCATTAGATGATGTAAAGAAATGATTTTTCAGCCCCGTTCCTCAAGTTCGGGGCTTTTTTGTACGAAAAAAGACACACTATACTAGTGTATGTTTTATAATACACCTCACAATATGGCAAAGACAAACTAAAAAAAACTTCCCTTTCCTTGTATAATTACCAAAAGGTTATTATATTTGCACTGTCATAAGACAGAGTGCACAATGTATGATGACGAAGAAGAGCTAAAGGCTCGGATTGAAGCTGCGGAAAAAGACCTTAGCTTCTTTTCTCTCTACTGGGATGACATTCGGGAGACCGACTGGATTTCAGACGAGGAGCTTGAAGGAAGCGTCAATGACGCGTTAGATGACTTAATTGACGCCAAAAACAAGCTGAAAGAAAGTGGTAGCTCCCCATAGGTGGAGCTACCTTTTCCAAGATAACTAAAAACAAAATTACCATGGACGTAAGATTAGAACTTAAGAAATGGAAAGCTGATTTTGTCTTATTGGAAACCAAAGAACAAAAGGCAGAATATGACAAGCGATTTAAAGCCTTCCTCGCATCATTGTCTCCAGCGGAAAGAAAAGAGTTCGCACAGGCGTATAAAGAAGGCGCGAAAGAGGCTATAGATGAAGCTAAAAAAATCTCAAAGATTGTTGACCGTAAACAAAAACTAGACCATATACTTGGATTCGCTTCTATGTCATATATTGCAGAGCATTATTTCGGGAAGTCTCGCCAATGGTTGTATCAACGTATAAATGGCAATATTGTAAACGGTAAGCCTGCCGATTTTACCCCGGATGAATTGAAAACGTTTTCAATCGCCTTATCTGAGCTTGGGGAGCAGCTTAAGCGTGTTTCCATCGCAATATTATAGAATGGCGGATTTTAAGTCAGACAAGAAATGACTTGCAATATAATTAAAGCGGAGAAAAACTCCGCTTTTTATCCTACCTCTGAATCATCATTAATCTCTTCCTGTTTGGGTTTCCTCTTTTTAGCTTTTAAATATAGCTCACATATTTTACAAGAAATAGGTAAATAGAAGTGCACTGTGTTGTCTTCTTCAATAACTTCCTCTTTCTTCATCTGCTGTAAATCTGCAATCTTCATAAGTACATCCGCTTTTTCTTTACCTCTTAAATCTCCAACAGTTTCAACCAAAGCATCTATCACCTCGTCTTTGGAACGAAAACTCGATGTTTTAGCTTTCTCTTCCTCGTCTGTCCCGATACTTGCAGGAACGGATTTTTTATAACCACGGGCAATGGCACGCTCCTTCTTTTGCATATATTCTAAAAAACGCTTGTCCTCTGTAATCTGCATGATTTGGGTATTGTTGTATTCATCAGAAAAAGCAGCATTATACAAACCTACTGCAATATAAGCGTCATTGGGAGTCCAACCCATAATCATAAGATCGGCAACGGCTCTGTGCTGGGCGGTAATAAAAAGGCGTTTGTTCTCCCCTTTGAATCTTGTGGAATATTTCAACATGGCTTATTCTTTTTTTGTTGTTTGTGATGATGAACTATTACTATTTGATGCGTTTTTAGTCTTTGCCTCTTGCAATTTTATCTGATTCAGTAATTCTCTTTCTCCTTCCTCTTTCTTTTCACGTAATATTCTGTCCCACTCCGCATTGGTAGCATAAAGTGTTTCTATTCTCTCCGATGCAGTCTGACGAGAAATGAAACCATTTACCACGGCAGATGCAAGATCGGCAATCACAGTAGAAGAGTTTACATGAACATAGGGTTCCAGCCACCATTTCATGCTAAGATTAGTGAAATCTATAGTCTTTTTCATCTCCACTCCATAACCATAGGAAAATATTTTCACCATATCATTAAGAAAAGATTGATATTCCAAACAATCATTCATAGCCTTCTCATAAGCAGGAGAATATAAAATCTTCAAAGCTGCCGCAGGCAAATCACCTGATTTCAATTCGGGAGGATCAACAATGAATGACTGTGAGAATATCATCTTATATTGTGTATCAAGTTGTTTCATATAGCTGTCTGATGCGGATTGTGCTTGTAGGTATGAGGCTTTATCTTCAGCTGTCATAGAGAGCGATTTAATTGTACCATTCACATCTTTCAATGCATCCAAGTTATCCCCCTCTCCTTGGAATACAAGAATGGGTTCACCATAAGCCTGATTATTGTGTGCCATTTGGGAAAATGACATTTCATAACCGTCTATTGTATCTTGTGACATAGACCAGCAAGCACCATTATCATCACGTTTATATGCCACAGGAATAAATGGGAATCCGTGTGGCTTTTTAGATATCAATATATATCCGTTAATACCAAATATACCTAACAATCTTTCTTTAAGCGTCTTATTCCCTTCGCTCCCTTGCCTGTATCTATATAAATATGTATCATCCCATACTTCCAACCATTCAGTCAATATATCTCCATTTTCATTATAATCTCTGAAAGCACGTGCAAACAGATTTATTTTCCCTGTAACCGAATCGTAGTGTGGGTATAATGTATCACCATTAAGATAAGACAATGTTTTCCAATAATACTCTCCATCTCTCAGATAACCGACAAAGGCACTGTCTCCGGTAACTTTCACTGATTTGGCTGATTCATAAAAAGCTATCTCCATATCCTTTTTAAGCCATCCTGTACGATAAATGGCAAAATCCTCATTCTCTTTTTCGGTTGTCTTAGTGGAATTAAGCTCAAATTGCACATCATTCCCACACAGATGTACAAGATGTTTAACAGTAATTATCTGTTGAAAGGCAAAAGCATAACGAGGAACTAATTCTTTATATAACCTACGTGTGTTTTTCCCTGTATCATTCCCAGATTCATCCAATACAGGAATATCTTCCTCCCTCCAAATATCTGGATAGATAGTAGGGTCATTGATTGCATGTCCCGTAGGATAAAATTCACGAAGAAAGTCCGCTTGTGTTACGATATCAAAATTAATCACATCAGAAGGCATTTCCGCATTTTCCAAAGAAGAAAATCTACCATGTGATATGTAACCATCCGGGCGTATCCTTCGAAATGGTCGCTTTGATTTAATGTCTCTTGTTCTCATGTTTATCTTGTGTTTATTGTTTTACAAATCTCCTTAAAGGATTGACATATCTCGGCAATCTTCTAGGCTTCGTATGATGTTTCTGTTTAATATCAAATACAAACCTCATCAAAAGAGCCTCGATAAAGTCAGGCGAATGACCGACCAATGCTTTCATTTCCGTTTTCTTTATAAGAGAAAAACCTTTGTCGGCCTCCGTCACATTCTGGCGTATAGCCTTCCTTTCTTTATTTAGCACCAATGTAAGAGGAGTACCCGTGAATGAACGTGTGCTTATTTTCCTCTTTAATAAATCTTCTGAAATAGAAATGTCGCAGTTTATCACAGCCTGTGCGAACATATAAGCCGCCTGTGATTTCATATTAGCATAAATATACTTGTATTCATCCGCTACAGATTCCCTGTTATTAAAAGGCACAGATTTAGGGAAGAAACCTTTAAAAGCCTGTCCCAACCCATTAAGGTCATAAGTAAAGTTTTCTTCACGCACATGCCATTCATTGAGTTTTGTCTTTACAGCGTTAACTGCGCCTTTTGAGTTAAACCGGCATACATACAAGTCTTGAATATGATTGCCTATCCATAACCACATGACCATAGCATCTCCACCATCAAAAGCCACGTCACATGATACCCGGCGTACACCATCTCCGGGACAATAAGCATTCTTATAAAAATTTTCCATGTGCTGTAGCTTTATCATATCATCACCTATTGAGCGGTATTTCCAGTTGCCATCTAAATCCCTTGCACGTTGTTCCTCGCTTTGATTTGCAAGATTGGCTAGATAAGTCGGATCGGAACGAAGAAGCTGGACATTATCTGATAGTTTACCTTCAATAAACGCTACAGACTTGATGAACAATTCTTCAGGAGAACCGTATTGTTCGTATTCCTTTCGATAGTATTTTTCAATAATGTGTTTACATTGCTTATATACCTCTTCACGTGTATCTCCCCAATATATAGATGAAACATCTTCTCCGTCCATAAAGCAATAACGGATAATGCCATCACGCTCGGGAATTGGATAACCATCCTCTCCTATCCACCAATCGATAAAACGAGCGACCCACGAATCAGGGTCAGGATTACAAGTACCAATAAAACGATTTATCAAACCAAAAGCATTACGGTTACATGTTATCATGTATTTGAATTTCGGATAGTCCATGTGTGTTATTTCGTCTACGCCAATATACGAGTATTGATGTCCTTGGAAACGTGTCTTAAAGTCCTCTACGCTGTCGGCATGATAAGAAAACTCCAAAAACCCTCCACGGTCAAAATTCCAAGTCATATCATTCTTAGATTTGTTGTATTTGCCGTATGGTGTATAAATCTGATATGATGTTTCGATTATATCTGAAAGGTCATTCAATTCATGACGCATCACGATAGACCGAAGATTAGGATTTTTTACATCCTTCAACGCTTCCATAAGTAGTGCATAGCTTTTCCCTCCACCGCGCTGCCCACCATATATGCATATATCAGCATTAGTGGACAATAGCTTTTCTTGTCCCCCTGCTTGTGCGATAATCTTCAACCTGTTTGGGTTCTTCCTGTCCACTTCACGAAGGGAAAGTATATAATTAGAATCAAGCACATCCTGACCGTACTTTGTTTTTAACTTGCAATCTATTATATCCATATTCAATAGAAAAGAGCTGTGCATCCATACAATCAGTATGGGTAACACAGCTCTTTGGCTTGTATCTACAATTGTTTATGCAAATATACATATATACTCCATTAAAATAAAGAAAATATATCCTATTTTTATTTGCAAATCAGATTATAACATTTATCTTTGCAGAAAAGAAAGCCTATGATAAAGATTCATACAGAAATAAATTTTGATGAGACAGAGATTAAGGGGATCATGGCAATCTGCCCTGTATGTGGTCAAAAGATAGGCGAAATACGTTACCTTAAAGGAATTGTTATGCTTCGGGTAAAATGTAGGAGATGCAAACACTATATTGACATCAATGCAACAGGGAACGGAGAATAAAATAATATCGCGGAATAGAGCAGTTGGTAGCTCATTTGGCTCATAACCAAGAGGTCGGTGGTTCGATTCCACCTTCCGCAACGACATAATAGATTAAGATATAAAGCCGATAGAGCTGTATCGAGGTGGAAACCCCACTTTGATATGGCTCTATTTTTTTCAACATAAACACAAAATAAGACACGAACATTATGGACAAAGAGACCCTTTTATCCAAATTTAAGCCAAGTATCGGAGAACCTGATGCTAACACGCAGATGTACGGAGACACCGGATTATCTGTAAGGACACTTGACACATATCTTGAAGCGATTCTTCCCGGTATTACGGACGATACAATTGTGACAGATGATTATGTGAACACACATGTGAAAATCCTAAAATCCATGGGTGGGCAAATGCGGCATGAACAAAGCGAATTTGTTAAAAATTACAAGCCGCAAACTCAACAATCATCTCAACAACAAGGTGGGGCGTTGGACGAATTGAAAAAAAGCGTTGAAGAACTCAAAGCTCAATTGAAAGGAGAACAACAGAAACGTTCCATGGACCAAATACGTAGTAATGTCAAAGGGAAAGCGAAGGAACTGAAAGTACAGAACACTGCCTTATGGAATGACGCTGTTCAAATGACAGAATTGAAAGAAGGCATGGATGATACTGCATTCATGAATGCTGTTAAGAATGTTTATGAGGAAAAACTGAAGTCGTATTTTGGTAACGGAGCATCTCCTTACGGAGGGGAAGGCAGTAGCGGTAATGGAGGAACAGCAGATAAAGAAGCTGCCAAAGTGAAACGAGAAGCGTTCAAAGCCCGTATGCAAAGCCAAGGGAAATTACCAAAAAACGAGCAGCAAGACTGAGAGAGTATTAACGCAAACACAAATTAAAACAAAACAAGTATGAACTTACAAAAAGGTACTTTTAATACCATAGCACAAGGAAGTGCAGAGTTCGGAGGCCATTTCCCTGTGTGGAGCAGAGTAAGAGAACTGTATCAGGGAGGCGGCATGATAAATCACACCAAATACCCGGCAGGTACAGTCATTGGTGCAGGTACACCGGTCCAATTTATGGGAGCAGGTAAAACGGTAGTGGTGCTGGCTGGACCGGCGTATGAACAAAAAACTTATGAAGTAGGTGATATCGTAGAGAATGGAGGTAAAATATATAAGAACAAAACAAAAATTGAATCTCCTGAATCTTTCGATGCTTCCAAATGGACCGATATTACAAACACTGTAAACGGATTGATTTTTGAAGATGTTTGCATTCCTGAAGGTTGCACTTTAGCTACTTGTGCCGTAGTGAGAGCAGGAAGAATTTATGCAGACAGAGTAGTAGGAGCAAGTATTCCTACAGCCATGGAGTCTAATCTCCCAATGATTGAATTTGTAAGAGAAGCCTAAAGAAAGGAGGATATAATGTACACAAGAGACAAACAATTCTACGACATTGTAGCAAAAGGACTTGCTTCAATGGGATACGTAAGCGATAAACAAGGTAGTGCGTTGACTAAATACATCAACGATATGTTTGCCGAAAAATACAATGCAGACAGAACGTTCTCACAGATGGGTTTCCCTTTGAATCCTAATATTCCAATCAATCCTACGTATGAGCAGATTGAGGCAACTATCCGCCCATACACTATGGCAACTTATGTGGATATTGACAGTGACGGTGCAACCAAATCAACTGATGGTCTCAGCTTGAAAATGGGTGGTTTACCTACATTTAAGCATGAAGTTGTAATGAGCCGCAAAATCCTCCGAGAGAAGATGATGCTCGCCAATGCTATTGGAGATACTACGCCGGAAATCGAAGATACCATTATGGAATTATTATTTAACGGTATTGACGATTTGATTGGTGGTAATTATAATACTATTGCCCACCAACGTCATCAAATTGTATCCAATAAAGGGAAGCTAGTAATCAATGCCACCAATAACCCATTAGGCATTACCACAGAAATAGATTTTGGTGTTCCTTCTAAGAATATTCAAAAAAGTCATTGGTATTCTAAAGATAGTTCTCATGGAACAGTCACTCAAAAATTTGATACTAATGCCATTGACCCTATAAAAGTAATGCGTGATGTGAAACGTAACAGCGAACAAAAAGATTTTGCTCCTGCCGGACATTGGGAAGTTAGTAAAACTACATGGGATGATTTGATGATGCTCCCATATTTCCGTAATTTATATGTAACTTATACACGCCCAGATGTTACAGATGATGCTAATAAAAAGGCATTAGGTTCTTTGATTGACGATGAAACTCTTAAAGCATTCATTGAGGCGAGAGTTGGAGCTCCTATTGTAGTAATCGATGCTATATCTGTTGTTGAAAAATACAACAAGACCGCCAAAAAGATGGAATATGTTAACTTACAGAGTTTTAACGAAGGAGTTATGGTTTATATTCCAAATGGTGCTATTGGTGATGTCCAATGCGGTAAGCCTATCTATATGGAAACGCCGGGAGCGAGAACAGCTTTGTATGACGGTGGACGCACTTTGATTCGTCAACTGTTTGATGACGAGACAATGACCCAAGTAATCAAATCCGAAGTAACAGGGCTAGTAGTTCCAAATAAGGTACGGTGGATGTATTATCTAGAAATTAAAGGGAAATAATGACTAATGCTTCTCAAAATATTACAGAACTCAACACGACCATAGAGTCTTATCTCCGTGGTTGTGTCGGATTCGATGTAAGCGATAATGCTATTAACTCAATTCTGATAGATCGTGAACTTGTCCCCAATCTTGATATAAGGGATATAGATAAACGAACGAAAGAATTATGCAAAGCCGACTTATATATGTGGTGTGCAAGCACCCCAAGTGTAACTGGCAGCATTGAAGATGCAAACGGTGTATGGAAACACAAAGAAGGAGGTACACAAAGTTCCGCTTTCGATAAGCGCAATCTTCGAGCTATGGCTAACGATATCTACAAAAAATATGGAGAGAATGCTATAAAAGGGACGATACGGATGAAAACCTATGGTATGAAGTTATGGCGAAAGTAAGCAACCCACGATTCCCACATACATGCAGAGTATACAAGATATCCGATGAAACATCATGGGATGATGGCGTAGAAACTGTGTTGTACGAAGGCAAATGCAATAAATATGGAAGTAGTAACCTACGCACATTCAAAACAGACAATGTATTAAAAGGAGATTATGCGGTTGATATACCTGGGCTAGTAAAGGGCGTTTGTACAGGATGTATATTGGATGTGACCGACTATACGGGAACTAACAAAAAGCTGACAGTGACTGATGCCTACCCTACTGAAATGGGAACCACAGTTTATTTCAATATGTCTAAAAACTAAATATATGGGGAAGATAGAAGGGTTTGATGAAGGTGTACAAATGTTCAAAGCCATAAAAAATGCTTATTTTATAGACAAAATGGCAAGAATATGCTACCAACTGATAGATGATGCAGAGAGAAAAAGACAATTCGACGGTTTTACCGGGAACACTCAAACCTCTTACTCCTGTGGCTTCTATATTGACGGTAAACTTGCATTCGTAATATCTTCCGGAGATAGGCTAAGGAAACCAATAAGGTTAAAAATACAGAAGGGTAAAACCATCTATTTGACACGCCCTTATGAAGGAAAGGCAAGGAGTGTAAGTGGAGCAGTTGATGTAGATAATTTATATGGTCAGCAAACCTCATTAAATTTTCTACAAAGTTATAAGGGAAGCCCTAAAAAAGGATATGCCATAGTAATGACCACCGGAACAGAATATTCAGTTTATTTGGAAAACACACGCAAACTTAATGTTCTAACCGAAACATACCAAGGGCTTAAAAGTATATTGTTAGACAATCTAAAACCGATATCCTGATGGCGCATATAACCAAGCACTATATCAGTGAAATATTGAAAGACATATGTAAAAGGCTTTCAGATGTGGCAGAAAGGGTATTCCCAGAACACAGACCATCCGCTTTATCCAAACAAACGGATAATATGATAGTGGTATCTCTGCCGATAGCTATTGATGATCAGAATGCATGGCAGAAAACTACAATGCGTATAGAGATATTTGTGAGGAACCGTAGCAGCGGAATATCTCCGACTAGGGAGTTAGAACAAATACTTAATGCCGTTCTTGAGAAATTCCCAATTGTTTCTGAGAGATATTCGGTAACGAATCCGAAGATAGTCCTTAAAGGAGATGATGGATTAGGTTTCACCGTATGGAACATACAAGCAAAGTTGTTGGTAAACACAACCGACAGCTATTCATATTAACAAACACAAAGTAAAACAATAAAAACGACAAAATTATGGCAGGACTAACCGTTACAACCAAACTGACCGATTTGAAAACACTTTTCAATGACGTAAAGGAAATTTATTTCAAGAGTTCTGAAATAAAGGCAGCAGATTTAGGCAAAGCATTTACTGTCGATATAGAATTTCCAGTACTTGAAGAAGGAGTAAATTTTAATACCGGAGATGCAGAAGTTACTAAAATCAAACTTACTACAGGAAGTACATGGGTAAGCAAGGCAACGAAAGGAGATGGCGACATCTCATTCCAAGTGGCAAGCATTGCAGGACCTGTAAACTCTTTGTTGATGAACAAGGTAGGAGGAGATATCACAAGTACAGAAGGTATTCTTGTTGAGGGCGTAACATACTCAGGAGGCGCATACTCTCTTGCTCCCAAAAAAGTTGTAGGCTCTTTATTAATGTTCAGCGAAGACAGACAGACTATTATCGCCTTGCCTAATGTGGAAATGTATTCTAGTCTTGTTGCTGCTGATGGTGACAATCCAGCTTATTTCAATGTTGCCGTCAGCCCTTTAGAGAACAGTGAAGGTGCTGACATTATGATTTTATGGAAAACAATAGGTGGTTAATGAGATTTTTTTAGAAAACAGAGGTGGAATAATGCATATCCACTTCTGTTCATTAACGAATATATAATCATGACAAAACGAAAGATAATATCAGAGCCTACAGAAGCTGATGAGAGAGAACTTAATGCGGTAAAACGCAATAAGAAGGATATTGTCATTCTTGGAAAATCCAAATGGAAGATAGGTTATATAAGAAACGGAGCCAAAAGCAAGGTGACAGACATCATCTTAAACGAGAAGGACGAGCGAAAAGTGAATGCCAAATGTGTGGCAGCTCTTCTGCTTAACGGCTATTTCTCGATATTTTTTCTTTATTGGTTTCTTTGGAGATGGTTTTTCTATGTGAAGCAATACACCGATGCAGAATATCTGCCATTATTGGAAACATGTAAAAAAAAAGAGGATGTGGAGAGCTACTTCATGTCTATCATATATCTGACAGAGATGAGGGATACCGAGATGATGAAGACGAGGGAGGAAGCAAGGCGTATCCTTCGAGGACAGACTGGGGAGCAGCATGGTTCATCGGAGAAAAACATGGATGCCTCACAGAGCCCTTGAAATTGCTATGGGGACTGTGGAATATTCCAATGTGGGGATATTATTGGGGATATACCGCAGCACAAATAGAACTTATGGCAGTTGATTGCCCAATAACAGTATACAACCATAAGGACAAAAGAAACAAAAAAAACAAGTTTAACAAAGCTGATGCCTACGATGTGGAGCGCAAAGCCAAGGAGTGGCGCGATAAATACGGCAAAGGAACTGACAGAATACAGATAGATCTTAGCGAATACTCTATAAAATGATCTTATATAACAAACAATAGTACGATGAGCAAGCCTTATTCCATATTAATGCAAAAAGTAAAGGAAAGTTCCTCTTTGAAAGACAGTCTTACTGATTTCGGAATGGTATGCATGGGTATATCTTTACCAGACATGGAAATCAAGGACCTCCCTTCAAGGAATTGGTCAGATGAAAACGGAGAAGACACTTATATACCTCCTACCCTTCCTTTAAAACCATACAATATAACTATAAGGATAGCTTATAAAGGGGAACCAAATACAGCATGGGACAAAATGGACTTTCTGTTAGATTATTTGACAGGAAAAGATGGTAGTGGGGTGGAAACAAAGCTGTTTGTTCCACATGACGGAATAGGTCGGACTTGCAGACTTTTTAAAATAGGAAAGCCTACACTTACAAAAGGCAATCTTGATGATATTATGGAATTTGAGCTTACTATGAAAGTTGACAACCCTTTATCAAGAGTAACTCCGGTAAAGGGCATTGGTGAAACAATAACGGGACTTACAGAAAAAGTGTTATGAGTTGGACGATATATAATAAAACAGGACAGATAGCAAAATGTAAAATTCATCAGTTGGAATATAATGGTGAATTTATGGGTGAATGTTCTGTTGTTTGTACTATAAAAAGCGAATCCCCTATAGAGTTTGCAATAGGTGATTATCTTATATATCGTGGGGAACGTTTTGAAATAAACTATGACCCTACTATTTTAAAGAAAGCAAGTAAAAATTCTACAGGAGACGCATTCACTTATGACAATGTAAAATTCAACTCTTTAAGTGACGAACTTGCGAGATGTGATTTCCTTGATTATGTTCCCAATGACAACAATATACATTTTACCTCACTGCCAAAATTCAGCTTTTTTGCATCATCTATATCAAATCTCGCTGAACGCATTCAGGTAAACCTTGATCGTATATATACAGGGAATAAAAAATGGACTGTAATCGTTCATCCTGAATATGTCAACAAGAAAAATATCAACATAAGTGTAGATACAATAAATGTATGGGATGCACTTGCATTAACAAACTCTGAATTTGAAGCTAATTTCATAATAAGAGGAAGAGAGATCACTATAGGCACTGCTGGGATAGCAGTAGACAATATTTTTAAATATGGGAAAGGCAAAGGATTGTATGAGATAGAACGCAATGCCGAAGCTGACCAAAAGATTGTTACTCGTCTAAGAGCATATGGAAGCACACGAAATATGCCTGACAGATATTACAATAAATTATCCGGTTCCTCTGTCGGCAATTATCTGCCAAATAATATGGCAGTAGACAACCTTATGTTACCTGGATTCCCCGAAACAACATTAGACCCTTATATCGACAGCGATAACATAGAAGAACTTGGTATAAGAGAAGGTACTATTTTTTTTGATGGAAGCCAGGAAGGTTTGGAAGAAATATTTCCTTCAATAGAGGGAATGACAGCACAGCAACTCGAAGATGCAGGAATAACTGTTTCAATAGACCCAGGAGATAATGGGAATCTTGACGAAGTGTACTCAGCCGAACAGCTAACCGATGATGGTCAAGCAGATAATAAAGGGGAAATAGAAAAAGGGAATTTTACTGTCACATTGAAGGATATAGGTTTTGATATCAACAACTACCTTTTGGGAGAAACTGCTACCTTGTCAATGAAAGACGGAATGTGTGGAGGACGTGATTTTGAAATAACTAAATGTGAGAAACATGGTAATAAATATATCCTTACATGCACTCGTGTATATGATGATGGAATAAAACTGTTCTTCCCATATAAAAATTATAATATAAAATCAGGTGATAAGTTTGTATTATTAGATATATCAATGCCTGATGTCTATATAAAAGCACATTCCCAACGATTACTTTCATCTGCAAAAAAATGGTTAGCAAAAAATGACTATATTCGTTATTCATACATTCCCAAAGTAGACAATATTTACATGGCAAGGCAACACGATGATGCTGTTGCCAATAATCAGACAAGCATTCATGATACCATAAAAGAAGGTGATTTGATGTTGTTTGAGGATGATGATTTGGGAATAAGTGGGAGTATAATCATTGATTCTCTTTCTATAAAAGAAGGTGATGATATGATTCCAGAATATGAAATTACTCTCAAGGAAGAAAAAATTGTAGGCACATTAGAAAAAATTCAGAACCAGATTGATTCAATAGTAAGCGGTGGTCAAGGTAATGGTGGATATAATTCAGAACAAATTAAGAGCCTGATAAAAGCCTTTGGAAGTAATTTCTTCTTGCGAAAAGATAAAGATGACCGTACCCCGCACAAGTTATCCTCTGACAAAGCTTTTGAAATAGGGAAATTTGTCAGTGGTAGTACAGGTGGTATCATAATGGTTGATAAGGAAACAGGTCAAACCTATGCGGAGGTTGATAAACTGAAAGTCCGCATGAAAGCCTATTTCGAATCATTGGAGATACAAAATGTAAATTCTGTAGGTGGAAAGATAGTTCTAACTCCGGGTGGTGCTGTTACGCTTATTGATGTTTGGACCAAGGGCACCATTGAACAAACGCCCATACTTTCAATGGCAGACGGGAATCCTATATTGCTTGCAGATGGCAGTGAACTCCAATTGATGGATAAAGAAACGGTAGACAATGGCGTCCCCGAAGGCGTGTACAGATGTTTCTTCCTTGCCGAGCAGGACGGTGTGGAAGTGGAGAACCGCTTCCGTGCAGGTTTCCAGGTACAGAGCAAAAACTTCAACATACAAAAACCGGGAGAATACCAACAGGTAGCGAACCATTATTATTGGCGTTTATGTGTAGGGGTAAGCAAAGAGCCTATCAATGTCGGCATATACAAATTGCACTATATTGACCTCAGCATGGCGGATTGCGACACAGGCAGTGATATTCCGGCAAAGGGTGATACTGTAGCTCACCTTGGTGCACGAATCAAATGGAAAGGCATTGATAACAAGGACGTGACGGATGAAAGCAATATTGACGCACAGAATGCCATTGTTTTCTCTTCTACCGATGTGTTCAGCCCGAGTGTTACTCTGTATCACGGTATAGACTCCTACTCCTACTTGAACAAGGAGTATGTTGAGTATGGCGTAGACAAAACTAACAACAAGGCGTTTTTCCATGTGTACGGTGATGCGTATATTGGGGACCGTGATGGTAACAGCTTTGTTAAGTTCACCCAAGGTGAAGGCGTGGAATTGAAAGGAAAGCTTCACATTCAAGAAGGCTCCACCGGTTCCGCCAATCTGACCGACCTTCCCGATGAGATATATAATGCCGTGCATCTAGGGTCGGTAAACCTGTTACGGAATAGCGGATTCACCGGTGACTATGAGAGTGAGCAACTGTCTTCTTCCGATGAGCTTATGCCTGACAAGGAACTATATAGCAAGCAATTAAAGTATTGGACAGGTGTAGCTACCGTATCCGCCGATAATGATGCCGGTTCCGGGTATTCCGCCGCAATCGGCAGCCTGTCACAATCGGTGGCCTTAATTAAAGGAGAAAGTTATGTTATATCATTTAAAGCAAAAGGTGCATCAGTGGCTGTTTCGTGTGGCGATTTCAGCACAACTCAATCTCTTGCATCCGGTTATCAGAAATACACATTTAAATTCACCTTCAATGGTGCAGGTATTTTCATGCTCAGTGGTACCGCAACCGTTTGTGAACTTCAGCTAGAGCGTGGGACCATTGCCACAGACTGGAAACCATCCATCTTGGATAATGATAAGTCCATGGCAGGTTTTCAGGCTATCAACTATATTGCCGGTGCGATTAAAGATGGATCTGTGGATATCCTTGGTGGTCTGATTTTAGCCAACATGATCCAATTGGGTAATTACAAGGATGGCAAGATGCAGAAGGTTACTGCCGGAGTGAGCGGCATATACAATGATGATGATGATGTTGCGTTTTGGGCGGGTGGCAAACTTGAACAGGCTATTATAACCGTAATGAAGTTCCGTAACGACCCCAATTACCAGCCTACTGATGCGGAGTGGGCGAACATGGCGAATTTCGTTGCCACTCATGGCGGTGATGTGTTTTTAAAAGGATATGTCTATGCATTAGGAGGCTTTTTCCGTGGAAGGGTTGAGACCTCTGTAGATGGGAAGCGAATTGTCATTGACCCGGAAAAGAATACGCTGGAAATGTACACGGCAGAAGGACACGCCACCTTGATCTTAAGGTTTGACAAATCATCGGACGAATGGGAATATGGCGATCTCATCTTGCGGAAGTATGTCAATGATCAACTGGTGCTTGAAACGACTGTATATCCGGAGCGTATCAGAATACAGAATCATGTTGAAAATACGGATATCCTGTTAAATCCCAACAACGTCTCGTTTTACGGATCTAAAGGTGAAACATTAATGGTCGGGATGAAATCGGTATATAATGGGGTAAGCGTGTCTAAGTATGTGGCGGATATAAGTTGCAGTCATTGGCCCGGTAAGGATGATGTCGGTACCGGACAGGTCTATGTGGATTATGAGACGGTGGAAGGTGTTATAACTAATGGGATTTTAAAAGTAAAGAAATAATATGGAACTCAATACAGTCATTAAAACAGGTACCTGGTCTGATGCTGCCGACCGCATCAACAGTAATTTTAGCAAAACTTCCACTGAAGTCGAAAAAATAAAATTAAGCAGCACCCGCAGCAAGGGGCTATATCCTACTATCGAAGCGTTGAAGGCTGCTATACCATCCCCGGTTGTAGGTGACTGGGCTGTAGTAGGTGATACCATACCGGGACCAATCTATCAATGTAAAACAAAAGGCACATGGAGTGCCACAGGTACGACAGGAGGAGGTGGAAGTATAGACCTGTCGGGATACTTAACAGCCGAGGAAATTGACGATGTGACATCAATATTATAGTTATGAGAATCAATTATCAGTCCGATTTTAAAATCATAGAGAAAAACCTGAATGGAGACCTGAAAACTCCTTTCCGGTTTACTTATCAAACAGTATTGTCGAAACCCGTTGTTGCCTCTTTCGATGGACACGATTACAAGAACTGTCGCAGGCTGGATGATGGCAGCCTGCTGGTTGTGTTTGATAATCATGGCATGCGTACGGGCAACCTGACGGTCAGACGCGAGTATTACCTTACTGATGCTGATTTTGCTGATGGTATCTGTAACCTTGTATCCATGGAGTTTACAGGCATCGTTCTTGTCAATGGCAAGTCTGATGACAGTACAGGTACAATTGATGTTTACCCAAACTACCAGAAAGGTGATAAGGGAGACCCAATGACATGGGAATCCATGACAGAGGAGCAGCGTACCGAATTAAAGGGCTCTGTGGTAAAGGATGTGCAGAATGAGATGCTTTCTTCCTCTCCAATTTCCGATAAGGAATACGAAGATGTATTGAGTGGTTTCCTTTAATCGGAAACCGATAAGAATAGATTTACAAAATTAAAATAAAAATTATATGGCTAAAATTCATAAACTTACCAAAGGCGGGCAGACTATTTATCCTGCTACAACCACTGATGCAGTGGTACATCCGACTACTCGTAAAAACCTTACGGAAGAACTTTTTGACTTAAAAAAAGAAAACGGTAGTTTGTCATTTTTTAAACAAAATACTCCCTCGCAAGCAGGAAATATAGATTTAAGATGTATTAATTTGAACCTTAAATCCGGTTCTTACTTAAAATTCAGAGTTGACGTCTTAAAAGGAGAAGCTACTAATACTTATGAGATGTTATCGTATTATGGAAAAACTTATTTTGACAAGACTCAATTTAACATTGGGGAGGAATATGTCCTTCCTTTAACCAAGGACTTCGATACTGATACAGAATTAGTATTTGGGGCATATATAAAGAATAATAAGCCTGGTGCCGAAGCTAAGTTTACCGCAATCGTAAACTACCAATTAAACGCATCGTTTCCGGTAATTACCGATAAGATAGCTGATGGTGCCATTACAACTGCTAAAATAGCTGATAATTCCATAGATACTTACAAAAAAATAATAAATCCTCTATTTCTCAGTATTCCCTATTGGGGAAATATCATAAAAGATGTATATATTGATTCGGAAGATCTTCCAAAAGATGCGAAAAACCCCGAAAAGCCTCTGTTTACTCTTGAACAAATACTTTATGCATTCGGGGAAAGGGGGGTGAATAGAATCAGAATAGCTTACCTAAAAAATGATGGAACTTACGCTAATCCTTTTGGTGACACCATACAAACCGAAGATAAACAAGGCAGTAATGCTGCCATTAAATTTGGACTTAGCGGGAAAAGCTATGCGATAGTGAATTTCTCAGAATTATCTTACCTTGGATATCCTCTCAATAGTGAAATCGTATATAATCCCACAGGTGATTACAAGTTTATAACCGAACGTATAGTTCATAGGCAATTTCACCCCGAAGTTATACCCCCGCGTAGTATAAGCAGCGATATGTTAGTGGATGATTTGCCGGGTTCGGGAAATCCGTATTCTGGTTTTGAATTATATACAATTGGAGATAGCTTATTCGCCGGCGGTGTTTGGCAAAACGAAGTTGCAAAACGTTTGGGAATAAAGTTTGACCAAAATAAGAATGCAGATCCGAGTTTTCCATTATCAATCGGAGGAACATCATCAGATATGAGTAGGATAGGTACAACCTATTTTAGGACACTGAATTTGATTAAGAAAGGGTATATTCAAGATAAAGGTGAAAAATCTGTAATCATATTGGAGAATGTTAATGATGGAATATTTGATTTTGATGTGGCAGCTCCATCCTTTAAAATGGATAAGAGCTACTCTGTCAATGAATTGTCTACATCGAATCTAAACGATATACCCAAAAATGAGCGTTCTTTAAATGCAGTAGTAGGTTTGAAAAAAATATCAAATGGAAAGAAATTGATTATAAATACATTGCCAACAAAAGAGGGTGATGTTAGGATTAGAACCGGTTGGGCCGGGCCGGGAGAAAGCGACTATAACATACATGTAATTCCGCAAGGTAATGATGAATTAACGAAACTATATGTAATTGATAGAATCGTAGAGTATTCGTATAAGGGTATTTTTGACACTGCTGGAAGTGATGGCAACAGTGTTTATTTTACCAATGGGAATAATGATTATGAGACCACATTGAAATTTACTGATACCGGTGGAACAGGTATGTCTTGCAGTATTGAGACTGTATCAGACGCTCCTTGGGAAATTTATTATTGGTACATAGGAAGTGATATTGAAGATGTTAATTGGGGGAATGTTAAAAAATGGATTATACCAAGCGTTTCAAGCGCATGGAAATCATCTATTGAAGAACTGTTGCGAAATTTTCCCAAAGCACATATATTTATCGTCAATTTCCCGGCTATATCCAAAACTGCCAACGATTACTATAATGCAGAGAAGGGCATTTATGACGAGTCAAGATGGTATACTGATACGCAGGATAAGAAAAATAAAGCGTTGAAACAATTCAAAAATATATCCGGATTATATAATATACCTCTGATAGATATTTGGGGAAATATGAATATGTCAGCATCTAATTGGAATGAATTTTTCCCAAGCTCGGCTAACATCCATCCATTAAAATCAGGGTATGAACGAATTGGATATTTACTGGCGTCAATGATAAAAAAATATATATAAAAAACAGGCACATACGATTTAAATGATCATCCGAATAATTTTGAAAAAACTCCCTGCATGCCTTCGCAGGCAGCAGGGAAAAAACTTATGCAAACCTCGCCAGGTCTGTTGGGTTATGAAAAACACATGCAAATATAGTATTAATCTTAAAAACAGACAAAATGAAAGATGTTATTTACAACTTTATCCAGCAGCACATGATGACACACATCGTGCTGATTGCCTTATGTATCGCTGTCACTATTGGGGCTATGTTTATAGACCTGTTGACCGGAGTGATGAAAGCCAAACAGCGCGGTGAGGCAAGGACATCGACAGGTTACAAGAAAACGGCTGTCAAGGCAAAGAAGTACTTCACACCGTTCTTGGAGTTGTGCTTTATCGACTTACTATGCTGTGTCGTTATCCCTTTTCCTGTCTTCTCTATGATTTGGACAGTCTATTGCATTTTTTGCGAATTCATATCGGTAAGGGAAAAATCGTGGGAAAAGGCGGAATTGCGCAAAGCAGAAAAAACAATGAGTGTGATCATCGAGAATAAAGAAGATATCGCAAAATTGGCTGCACAGATATTATTTGAATCCAAGAAGGAGGAAAAGAAGGAATAAAAAAGCCGGTATCGCTATACCGGCATAGTTATCGTCATATCTTTTTATGAAAAGCAGTATAATTAAATACTGTCGCAAACATACATAAATTATTTAAATATAAAAAATATATAATATGAAATTAAGAGTAGAAAGATTATGGAAGAAACCCGCTTATACGGTGGGCAGACTGTTCGTAGACGGAAAGTTTTTCTGCAACACGTTGGAAGACACCGTCCGCGATTTGAGCAATGAAAAGAAGGTATATGGCAAAACCGCTATCCCTTACGGAGAATATAAGGTAATATATAACTGGTCTCCTAAGTTTGGCAGGAACCTGCCACGATTGCTTAATGTCCCTGCCTTTGAAGGCATCTTGATACATCCGGGGAATACTGCCGATGACTCTGCCGGCTGCATACTTGTCGGAAGGAATACGGAAGTCGGGCGATTGACCGAATCCCGATATACATCCGATAAGCTCAATGTGCTGATAGAGGATGCGCAGAGAGGGGGAGAAAGCATTACAATTGAAATTGTATAGAGCAGCTTGGCAGGGTTGCAATCTAAAAAAACAAATTGAAATGAAATGGCTTCCTTACATATTACTGATTGTACTCGCTTTCGGTTTAGGATGGTTCGCAAAGCCATCCCCCGAAGCAGTTATAGAGGCAAGAACGGATACGGTATTCAGCTCAAGCCTTGTGATAAGAAGGGATACGGTCCCCTACTACCTTCCTACTCCTTTGATTTGCTGGCACACGGGCGATACTATCCATGTAGGTGATACGGTGCTCCCTGTCGAGCAGAAGATATACCGGGACAGTAACTATACGGCTTATGTCAGTGGTTATAACCCGAACTTGGACAGCCTGAAAGTATATCCTAAGACTGTCACGGTTACTAATGATATTGTGCGCATACCGAAATGTCCATCAAAAAAATGGGGATTAGGAATTCAGGCAGGATATAGTTATCCGGCGGGGAGTTATGTAGGAATTGGAATTAGTTATAATTTGTTGGTGTGGTAATTTATTTGTATAATTGCAAAATTATAATATAAAAAAGAAGGGAGGTTCAAAATGAAATAGAACACTATACCGAGGATTATCCTCACAACGCTACGAGTAGAAGCGTAGCAATTACTCAAAAATAACAAAAGCAGTTCTTTCGGGGGCTAAGAATTAAAAAAAAAGCCCCCAACATATCATCATATTAATATTGCCACATAAAAACATGATAAAGCATAAGATACCTGATGTTGGGGGCTAATATCTTCAACATAAATATCTTATGCTTTGTTCATCAAAATCTCATGTTTTATGTGGCGAGGCAAAGATAAGCATAAAAATTAGAAAAAACTATGTGCAAATCAGAAATCTTTGCCAAGATAATTAATATTGTTTCAAAAGAAACCGAAGTGCCTGTAGACCAAATATTATCCTCTGATAAAAACATGGAAACAGTGGATGCCCGGTATCTTCTTGTGTCTCTCCTGTCTGAAAGCGGCATGTACCCTTCACAAATAGCCGTTCATATCCACAAAACCAAACGTGCAGTCAACTACATGATATCTAATTTCCATGAGAGGATAGAGAGTGGGAAAATGTTGAGAATATATTGGGATAATATAAAGAAATCATTGGGAAACAACTGATTTTACATAAGTTACAACATATGTACTTTTGCATACGGTCAATTTTGACCGGGATACAAAATACAAATACTTATGGAAAGAACTTATGTTTTTAATTCAGACGGAGGCAATGGAGGTTCAGGCGGTAGCAAGCTTGACATTACCGCCATGCTTCCCGGAATGTTTGGGAACAAGGGGATAGACCCTAACCTGCTTGCCTTGATGAATAACGGCAACGGCTTTGGAGGACAGGACGGATGGTGGAGCATTATCTGGCTTGTTGTGATAGCAAGTATCTTTGGATGGAACGGCAACGGTGGCGGTTTGTTCGGTGGACGTGGAGGAAACGGAGCTAACGGACTTCCGGCAGAATTGGCAGGAAACGCAGGACGCGAATTGTTGATGCAAGCTATTCAGGGTAACGGTAATGCTATCTCTCAATTGGCTTCTTCATTCAACTGCTCTACCCAACAGGTTCAGACAGCATTGTGCAATGTTCAGAATAGCATTACACAAGTAGGTAATCAGGTGGGATTGTCAACCAACCAGATTATTAATGCTATGCAGTCAGGCAACCAGTCTATTCTTACTCAACTTGCCGATTGTTGCTGCAAAACGCAAACAGCTATTGAAAGACAAGGCTATGAAGGACGTTTGCAGAATTGCGAATCAATGAATGCCCTTACCAATACAATGAACAACAATGCATTGTCATTGCGTGACGGGGCTACTGCAAATACGAATGCTATCCTTGCCAAACTTGATGCAATTCAAAATCAGGCATTGCAGGACAAGATTGCATCTCTTACTGCGGAAAAGGCTACTTTAACAGCCGAAATATCCCAACGTAATCAGAACGCCACTATCCTGAGTGCGGTAGGACAACAGATTGCTCCTTTGGCAGCCGGATTGCAGGCATTACAAGGAGACGTAGATAAAATCAAATGCAAGCTCCCCAATACTGTGAGTGTTCAATACCCCAATTTAACCGCTATTAATACAGATTGTTTCCGTGCAGCCGCCTACGGTGCATATATGGGTGACGCTGTATACGGACGTAGTGGATGTGGTTGCAACAACTACTGGGGTTAATCCGGTAAGAAAGGAGGTAGATATGTGGCCTAACTTTTTTACAGGATTCCCATCCCTATTCCCATCAATCGGAAGAACAAATTTCAACACTCTTCCTACGGTGGCTGTGACCGTCGGCACGGAGAATGTTACTTTGGAACTTCCTAACCACGCATTCCGTAACAGGGATTATGTTGGAGGATTCTATATCAGCCTCCGTCAGGCTATACCTGCCGGCACGACTGCAACTCTTCCGATACTGATAGGGACTAATGGGGACACAAGACCGTTGATGGCTTATAACAATGAGCCTGTGACTGTTGAAAACTTAGCCGGAACAGGTATCTATGAAATTCACTATAACAAGTACACCAACGAATTGTATCTTGTTAATGGTGGATACAGACCGACAGCGGCTCCGGCTCCTACAGCAGAAACAGCTTCTTTAAGGAGCAAGTAATAATTAACATGGAGTTTTGTGGTGATTTCCAAAATGGAAATAGCCACACTCCTTTAAAATCAAACAATCATGTTTCAGAACTTACGAGTAAACAGTACATTATATCTTCTTCATAGAGGTGCAAATCCAAGTTTGGAATGTGGGCAGGTCGTTAATGTAAGCCCCATAAAAACCATATATAAGACTGTTCCCAACATGCCTTATCCACAGCCGGTACAGGTTATTGATTTTGTCGTGAATATAAACGGACAGAATGTCAATTTGCAAGAGATACCGGCTAATGCCAATATTGCCGATGATATTAAGACAGGGATGCTGATTACAGGGTCAAGAGACGAAATGAATACTGAGGTCCTTACCATGAAACAGAAAAGTGAGGATGTCCTAAAAAGTGTGGAATATCATCAGAACTTTCTTAGGGTATGTGACCAAATGCTTGCCATGCTGAACCCTGAATTTGCAGCCAAGCAACAGCAGGAGCAGGAAATATCCGCATTGAAAGGGCAAATGTCCAATATGGATAAGAACATGCAGGAAATGAGCAAAAATATGGCTGACCTCATTGCACAGAATCAGAAGTTAATGGAACAGCTCGGAGTGGTTGAAGCATCTAAAAACAAGAAATGATTATGGGAATGTGGGAAATATTAGAAGAAGGGCGTGACGATTACGGACGCGGCTTCGGTATGAGAGGTGACGAAGTGGAGGAAGCCTACAAGGAAGGCTGCCGCAAAGGTTACGAAAAAGCCATGAGAGAGATGCGCGGAGAGATGGGTTTCCGTGATGGTGGGAGAAGTTATTCAGGTGGTGGAAGCTCATCCGGCATGGATGAACGCAGATACCCCGGATACTTTCCTGAATATCCGCGTATGGATGAAATGGGCGAACGCAGACGCAGACGCTCTAACGGTGAATTCTATTAATAACAGGAGGGGTGAAACGCCCCTCTTTTTAAATTAAGGCTATGGAACAAAGATTAGATACATATAGCAAATTCCCATCAGGAATGCAAGAATACCTGGAATCATACGGATTCCATTTCAGTAAAAAACTTTACGAATGGGCTGTTTCAAAAATGAAAGTGAAAGACGAGGCAACAGGCAAGGAAAAGAAACTTGACCCTTGGAGCAAAGATGAGGTGGACGATATGCTCAAAGCAAACGGAATTACCATCGAACACGACAAAGGATATGACGTTGCCTATGTTGCAAATATGTTGAAAGCGGATTTTTTCAAAAAATCATTGGTTGACGAAGCACATTTGTGCAAACACATAAAGTGCTACCTTGATGATATTGATGGGGACCCTTGCAGGGCGTTTGATGAATTCTTTGCCACCTGCATCGGTAAAGGAGTTCCTGTAATTTGGTCTGATGTTATATGATTGTTCAGGAGTTCTACATACCGAAATATGGGGATTGGCACGTCAAGGTGTATTATGCGGTACACACTTATTGGGCTAAGGAAATCATTACCGACCTGTACCGTATAGGATGCAGGGGGGATTCCCTCAAACGTGCGTATCGCAACCTGACAGAAGGCAGGATGAATACCGGACTTACCTATTCGGACTACAGGAGAAGAGAGACGGTAATGGTGCTCTCTTTGACTTCTACCCCCGAACAGTTTCAAAATTCGTGGGACCACGAAAAAGGTCATTTATGCCGGCATATCTCCAAGGCTTTCGGAATTGACCCTTATGGAGAGGAAGCACAATATCTCAGCGGATATGTCGGTCAGAAGATGTTTCCTGTTGCCAAGAAATTCTTGTGTGAACATTGCAGAAAGGGAATGGAAAAATAATAATCGAACAGAAGCGTTCTTTGACTTGTTGGAATTACCGCTAAAATAGTATATTTGTAAATTAACAATTAGTTGTATTGCAAATGTTAATGGTTGCCATTGTTTATTGTTATATAAATGGTTTTATATATATTTGCAGCATTAATATAGCACACACAATTAAATGTGTTACAAAGATTGTTTTCTCATGGGTAAACATATAGTTTATTTTATATGTTATATTCATGGGATTTTTATATATTTATGATATGGAATTGAAAAGTACAGATTACGCACGATTGATTCAGTATGCAGCCCAAAAGTTGCATATGGTTCGGTTGAACAAGACTCAGATAAATAAGATTTTGTTCTATGTATATGGTGTGTACTATGCTGAAACCAATAACCTGTTGTTTGAAGACGATTCTCCGAAAGTATGGCCTTATGGTCCGGTCTTTCCTATTGTAAATAAGAAAATAAACCCTGATGAGATTATTACTTCTTTTCCCAAAGATGTATTATACGAATTTAATAAACATTCCAAGGCATTGGAACTCGTAAAAACTGCGGTTAATGCAATGTATAATATGAGTGCATTGTCATTAACCCAATGGTCACATCAAGAAGGCTCTCCTTGGTATGATACGCTATACATAAAAAACGACAAGGGGGATATTTGTGGACAAAACAAATGGAACACACCCATTCCAAAGGAATTGATTAAAAACTATTTTCTAGAACCTAAAAATAGAATAAAACAATGAATGGATCAAATGATGTGCCCAGTATTTTTGATTCTATATTCGGAAAAGGTAAACCTATTAAATGGTATCACTATTTAATCCATTTAGGATATTATATTCCATATTGGATTAAATTTTTCTTTTCAGAGCCGTTTAAAGAGAAAAAGAAAGATTTAAATATTCTTGACACAGTTAAATCCTTGCTGGAATCAGAAACAACCGATGGAAATATAAAAAAAAGCAAAGAGCTGATTCATCTACATCGTATAGTTGAAAATACAAAAGCAAGAAGAAGACTTGAAAAGTGGTCTTTGAGAGTGATTGCCTTATATCTTTTTATAGTTCTATGTATTGTGCTAGCAAGTTATGTATCAATACCAGCGATTAAATCTTATTTTAGTATATGTATCCCAAATCCTATAATGATAACTATTCTTTCTACTACAACCGTAAATATAATCGGACTCGGATTAATTGTTTTGCGGGGACATTTTTTGGCAAATGACAAATCAAATGAAGTGAATGAAGAACATAAATAGAAAACACTATATAAATTTTAAGCGGTAATTCCCAACGGTTTTACCGCTTTTTTTTATGCTAACATAATATGAAAGAAGATAAGTTGAACATATTGCTTGAGCAATCGGATGATATTCCTCATTGGGTATTCTGCCAACTGCTAGCCATGATACAATGGAACGTTTAGAGAGGTGGATTTGTAAAATGATTCCCTTTGTCGTTTTGATGAAGGTAGCTTTGTTGTGCGGCTAATTGAAGTTTATGGGATATTTGGGATGAACTACCTATCATTTGATTATCCATAGCTTGTTAGTGTGAAGAAAAGGGGACCACCCGATTAAGAATGATCCCCCCCCCCAAAAAAAATGGTTACTTTATATTAGTTGGATTCTTATTTTTAAGTATTTCGACACATCCCTTTATTCCATCATCAAAAATTCCCATTTACTTATTAATCTTACTTTCTAGCAAATCAAATCCTTTTTCCACTTCGGAATTAAGAACTTTCGCATAAACTTGTTTTCATATTTGTTGTCCCCTATTCATTTTCTCCTTGATACTCATGAATAAAGTGAATGCTGCCACTGCCCGTACTCTGTAACTGTAGCACTTGTTGCCGTTGCTCGTCTGCCCACTGAAGAAGTGTACGTACCAACTGAGGCTGAGACTGTACTCAGTACTGGACCAATACCATGTGGAGGATAACGGTTCTTTGCCTATGTACCTCAGCACATCGTTTATATTATCTTGATAATGAGCTATTAAATTAAGCTGTCCTAATGATGGGATATATTCGTCATCTTTCAGCAGATTAGACAGTTTAGGATTTCGCTCAATCAGTTGAGCAGTGTTACGCTGTCCATTCATATCAAATAATGCATCACATTCACGCCCATAATAGATTTGATTTCCAAATTCCTCTCGGCTGTCATTGTCAAGCAGCTGAACATCCTTATGCTCCGTCAACGAGATGGCAAACGATACGTCTTTGTGCTTTAATCCGATGTATCGTACACAATCTTTGAAGTTATCGCCGGTAAACGGTTCTGCATGTCCGTCTTCGTAGATTAGATACAAGCCGTTGGTCCAGTCTGCCCTGTCTTCTTTAGTCGGCATCATAACCGATTGGCGTAAATTTTCAATGTTAACCTTCATCGTCTTATTGTTTTTAGATTGTTGCTCAATACTTTTTTCCATTTTTGTTTTCTCTCAATTCATTGTATCTCATCTTCTGATTGATGTGCCATGTGAGGTCTATGTCCAAATGGTTGGCAAGCCCGAAAATAGCCAATAGCATGCCATTTAATTGCTTTTCTAATGGATAGTCATATTCATACGCATATCTGATGGGAATTGTGGATATAGCATATATACTTTCTGTAAAGGTCTCATCCTCGCAACTTTCCTCCGCCTCGTATAACATTTCTTCCGTAAAATCCTCGATGTCTATCTTACGCAATCCGCACAAATCAAGCAGGCGTATAGCTGCATCAGCAAGTTCAAATTCAACACTATCAGTATATTTTAGATGTTCATTGCAAACCCTTTGAATGGCAGATTTTGTAACTCCATACGTATTATGCTTATAGATAGTAGTATAAGCAGTCCCTAATTTATGCAAAAAAGATATTTCACATTTCTGCTCATAAGTTAATTTTTGAGATTTTTTACTACTATGCAAGCCTGATACATAAGCATGTCTATTATTTTGCGAAGGGGATACAAACTCTAAATTACTTATATTATCGTTAGTCTTATCTCCATCTATATGATTTACAAAATCTGTATCTGATATTTTATCAAGAAAAGCATTTGCAACTAATACTGCCACCTTATGCGTTTTCCCTTTTAATGCTACAGTATAATATCCCGTACCTCCAAGACCGGGCTTTAATATTCTACCTTTCTTTAAATAATATGAATTACCATTCCATACCATCATATCTTTACTTTTAACTCTCCCTAGATTGGAAACTTCATAGTATTGCTCATATTCTTTTACTGATTTCCATTTTTCTATTGTTTCTTTTTCATTACTGAAATTTTTAATATAATGAAATCTTTCATTTCTGTCCGCTTCCACAGCTTCCATCAACTCAGATGTTACCAAACATAGGAGATGTTCGTTACTCAGTTCTTTATCGTGGAAACCGTGCTCACAGGCTGTCTTATAAGCACGATTTCTTAATTCGTTCAAGTTAATATGTTCCATAATCATATAAGTTTTAATGCTTCCAAAATACCAGTTTCAAGTGCTTTTTCGTAGGTATCATATACCGGATATCCGTTCCCTTTGTTTATTTCGTTTTCCATCCAGTCACTGTCTTCTGTTGGAACATTGAAATCACAAAAAGAAACCTTCCATCTTTTTCCTATAACAGGTTCTACCCATACATATACACCTTTTATTTCACGCAGCCACTTTTGGGCGATGGATTGTGTAGGGCAAGAATAGAATAATTTAGGTAAATCCTTACTAGTTCTAAATATGGTTTCCATCATCAAGCCTTTATCGTTAATGATATATTTGCAATACTCATTAAAGCCTTTCTCTTTCAGAAGCTTCGCAGTCTCTAGTGTTACAAGTTCTTCGGTCATAGTTATTCCTCCTTCTCTATTTTTACTTTCCCGCGGTTAACAAAGCCATCACAGTTCATCAAGGTACAAAGACAGATGTCATATTCTTCCTTTTCTGACCTACTGCAAATGCGCAACAGTGAGCATTGGTTGCATGGGACATTTTTACTCGTCATCTCATGCAACACTCCATCAATTATTATTCCGTTCTTTATTTTCATACCGTTCATCTATTAGAAGTTACACCCAAACATAATACTTTGTCAGACACACCTATATCATCAAATTCAAGAATTAAATACTCTGTATCGTAAGGATAAGGGTATCTGCAATTTTTCAATTCTTCATCCGTCAATTTGCGTCTGACACGCATCTCTATTTCGTAATCATCGGAAAGATTCTCAATTATTTTTCTAAGTTGTCCTACGTTCTTTATTTCCATATCTCAATCTCCTTTCTCATGTTAATATCATTATTAAAATCGTTAATTTATTATTCTACAATAAGGCAAATATTTACTTTTGTAGTGAGTTTTATTCGGAGTAGCACTCCTTCCCGGCTGAATGAGCCGTGGTTCCCCTCTTCTATGGCATAGAAGAATTAGTCCCTCAGTCCCGTGCTGGGGGGCTTTTTCGTTGTGTATCGGCATCGCACAACGACTTCCAAGGCGATTATGCTTTGGTTGCAATTGTCGGGAAAGGAGGTGCTGCTCCATGAATAAAACTCAAATAGAAAACGGAATGATTCGAATATTCTGTCGATACATAAAACGGAAAGGTAAGACAATTTACCCTAAAAACGGTAAATGCTTTTCGTTCCTTGTAAAGGCGTGAATAATCAATCGTGATTGATTTTCGGGGAAGTATTCACGGGTACCTCCTTTTTCTATCAATCTCCTTTCTCTTTAATTCGTTCAAGTACATCCCTGTTGGATTCTAGTATCTCATCGAAAGACGGTATTGGCATCCAATAGATTACATCATCTCTATGATAACTCTCACTTGCAGCGCAGTCATACCAAAAGTGATATTCCATATCTTCGTTGTAATCTTCATCATAATGCGCTATTCTTATTGTTCCATCTTCAAGCGCCACTAATTTTTCGTTTGTATCTTCCGGCAACCGTTCCTTAATACTTATCCAAGGTGATTGCTTTGCCTTCCATTCTGCACCAGCGATAAATCCTTCTTTAAATTCATCTGCACCACATTCACAGCAATCAAATGCTGTGTTGTGTCCATTACAGTATATGCAATAGTTACGCTCTTCGCACGGATATTCTCCATTGCAATTATAATGTTTATGAATGGCTTCTTTTCCCGCTTCTTCTACTGTCTGTTTCATAATTTAATCAATTAGGGGTGATGTGGTTGAATGTTCAATTCGTTTTCTATAAATTTCTGTAACTTATGGGCGCATTCCGAGCATAAGTCGGCTTCTTGGATGAATATATCTTCCCTTCCACCAACAGAACCACCATCCCATTTATCCACCTTGAAATCCAATCTTGCGCTGCGGAAATACGATGGCTGTATCTCTCTTCCGCATGCATCACATATTATCGTTACTTTTTTCATATTTGTTCTGTTTTAAATCAAATACAAGCTAAATGTCCGTAGGCGCATTCTGACATGTTGCCATGTTTATTTACATGGTCAATAAAATCCTCCAAAGGAACGGCATCTATCTCTTCTCTTGCTTTTACAATGGGAGCACCGCCACCAGTGATACTTACTTGAACAGTATCCCAAGAAACGTACTTCTGACATTCTTTGGTCAATTCACTTTCTATTACTGCTAGTCGAGCAAAGGTGGAGTTATATTCTCCAGCCAATTTTTCTATCTTATTCATATTTATCTTGTTACAAGTTAAAATATTTTCCTTTTTTTTGCGCCTACGTTGAAAATCCAACATAAATTTTTTCCTACCATTAAGAGTACGTGACATTTTAATGATCATATATATTATCAAAATAAATACAATGACAGATGAAATACCTACGGCAATCATATATGTACGTACTAATCCCGTCAATCCGGATTGATTCAAATAGTCAATAAGTTCTTTCATAATCAATCTCCTTTCTCTTTAATCCGCTCCAATACATCCTTGTTGGTTCAATAGCTCACTAATGTTATCTATGACTTCCCCATCTGTCAACGTATCATCCAGGATGATAGATTTAATCTGACTTGAAAGCCATGATGTGCCATTTTCAAAACTAAGAGCAATCATGTCTTTAATATCGGAAACACCATTCGGAATTCCGTTTGTCCCGAATGAATCAATTACTGATTCTGCATATTCTTTTGCTGCTTCTTCTAACTTCTGTTTCATATCTATCTTGGTTATACGTTAAACCTCTATCTCAAACTGCTCACTTTTTGCCGATGGCATACAATCAAGAAGAGAAGAACCTACTGAGACATAATAGATACCATCTTTTTCAAACGGGAGCCAATGGAAGTAGCGTCCTGTTTCTTCGTGCATTACCGGAATCCCAAATTTATTAAGGAGCCGACCATTTATACCTCGAAACTTTCTACGCCATCTATCAATGAATTCACGACCTTCTTTCTTTCGTTTATTGATTTTCCAACACGGATGCTTCTTATCATCATTATTCGGAATCAGTTTCTCAGGAACAAACTCCTTATCATCAAATCCAATAAGAGTATAAAGCCACTCAGCGGTTATTCCAAATGCCCATCCATATCCGAGGCTATCCGGTCTTGAACCACAATATTCTTGAATCATATCTTTAGCTTCGTTTTGTTCGCGCATAAGCTGTTCATTCATTTGTTTCAGTAGATTCTCAAGCTCTGAACCTTGTTTTGCTATTATCTTCATTTCTTATCTGTTTTGAGGGTCATTTAATTTTTAAGAAGTTGCTCATTCGCTCAATGCATCTTTGTTTTTGATTGAGATTGGGATGCACATATAAATTGAGTGTGGTAGCGATATTCGAATGTCCAAGAATTACACTCACTGTCTTATAATCGCATTGACTTTCAATGCATCTGGTAGCAAATGTATGCCGGAGTCCATGAAACACAATGTGCGGAATATTCAGACACTTCAAGAGCCGGGCAAAGAAATCACGGTAAGAACGGGGATCTTCCGGACGTCCTGATGTTCCTACTACAAATCGGGACGGAGATATTTTCTTTACTCCCTTCAAGGCAAAGAGAAGCTGTCTTGAGATAGGTATCTCCCGGTATGAATTTCGTGTTTTGGGAGAAGTGAAAGTCCTTTCCGTAGTTCTTGATTCGCAGTTGTATATCCTTCCTGCTGTATAACTAATGGTGATTACCTTCTGTCTGAAATCCACATCTTCCCATCGCAGGGCACACACCTCTCCAATCCTCATGCCGGTACACAGAGACAGCAGAATGCCTATATTCTTAGGAGTTGGGGATTCGGTGAGATGGCTCATCAGTATCTGTTGATGGTTTAAGGACAATGTAGGCAAACGGTGAGATTCGGTATCTGTAGGATAGTTTATCTCCCACTCCTCATAAGGGAATAACTTATGTTTCCCACCATACTTGACTATAGATTTCAGCACCGCCACAATATCCCTTACGGTTTTTTTAGCAAGACCAGAGGAAAGCTTGTCGAGAACAAATTTCTGAACGTCGCTTTCCGATATAGCTGTCGCCGTCCCAAAATATGGGAGTAAATGGGTTTGAAGGGTAAGCATATACGCACACATCGTGGCATGCTTTATAATAGGTTGCTTCGCAGCACTCCAAATCCTGGCGACTTCTTGAAATGTTTTAGTATTCATTTCTGATTTGTTTTACGCTAATTCAATTATAACCTTTTTTAAATTAACATATAAAGGTATTGCCGACATACCCCCATTGTAATCCAACTGCCTTAAAGAGGGAACAACCTCTCCGTTATCATCAATCTCATAATCTGCAATATAGGCTAGCTTCTTCACTTCGGGGACCAATATCCTTTCATTGCTCAAAAGAGAAAACCTTTCATGAGCCGGGACCGTTATACAAACCTTGCTTCCAATAGGGAACCCTTGGTTGGATTCAATGTATTCCTTTTCCAACTTCCCCTTTTCGCCATTCAATTCTTTTAGCTTTAAATCAATGGCATTTCTTTTGCTCAAAAATTCTTCCTTATTCATGTTTTTGTTTTACTCTAATTGTTTATCGAAAATCTTAATACATTCAAATAAATAGTGCGCAATTATAGGCTGTACTGCATTGCCTATACACTCCGTTCTGTCCACCCTATCGGGAAGTTCATTAGACTTTCTAGCAAATCGGGGTGAGGGTATTGACTGTCTTGTTCTCCATCCCGGATATACTCGTGTATATTGCCCCGATAGGTAGGGCTTCCGAAATATCGATTCTTGGATGCTCCTTTTGCTGTTGATTTCACAGGAGTAGGCAATACAATATAATCGTTCCCGACCCTGTTGTATACCAAAGTCGGTGCCTGATAAACATTGCCATTCTGCATCATACCCGATTTCGGAAAGGTCGCATAAGACCCGTTCAAATCCCCGAATAAGGAGCATTGGACTGTTTTCAATGATGATGTATTTAGGCCTAACTTCCCGTATAACTCGGTACATTTCAGTCCATAAGCCACTTCTTTCACCGACAATTCCGACACCTTTTCCAGCAACGCTGATGTCTTGGCAAGGGAATCCACCGCTGATGATGTCAACAAATGTTGGATTTGAATACGTTCTAATATCTCTGTTGATTTCATGGTTTTCTCCAAAATTTTTTTTGATTATACTTGCTTGATAGTCTTCATATTCGCAGCTCCAAAGTGTTTTTATTCCGGCAAACGCTGCACCCAAGCCGAAACCTTCTATCCCACTAAACAGAGAGCCATGAGTCAATTTACTTTGCTTCATCTCTATATTTTATTGAATATTCTGATTAATGTAATCCACAATCTTTTCCAATCTACTTGAAGAAAACAAATGATTATTAAGCGTTCGCTTGCCTTCTTTCCATTCGTAAAATAATTGATAATATGGTGGATTGAGTGTCCGGTCAACCTTTATGCGATATTGATTAGTGCCATATTCAGTTATAAGATTCTCAATATATTCGTCCGAATTTTCTAAATCAGTAACAAATACCATCTTATCAGTAGTAAGTATCATCTTTTAGTTCCTTTCTATATTGATTATCCATTAAACTCATCCATATATCCCATTTCTTTCAAACGGATATTAAACTCTTCAACCGAATCATTATTAGGGATAAATCGCTCAAGAACATCGTTAAAAGGGTGCAGATAGTTTTTTAAAATATCATTAGCCTCTTCTTCTCCACGTTTCTTTCCTAATCGGTCTTTGCATACTTCTATGTAATCATCTTTTGTCATATTGTAGTGCGTGACTGTACCAACGATTGTACTAAACCTACAATATAAGCCGTTTGGCTGTTGGGCTATAAATGATCCCATAATTACCTCCTTTTCTGATCTGTTTTGAATTAATTACTCCCGCTAAACCTCCTTAAGCTCTCCATTGACTAGCATATACCATGTGTCAGCCTTAACCTTTTCCCCGTCAACTTCAAACGCCTTGACCTCCTTAATCGGGTAGGTATCACCGTCCCATTCTCCACGTTCTGCGAGGACTATCCAGCAACCTATAGCTCCCTTAGCCTTACACCCGTATCCGGCAGCAAGAGCAATGCTATCCTTACCTGTGGCTGATGCTGCACCTTGGAAGCCTGTGGCTGATGCTGCACCTCGGTCGCCTGTGGCTGACGCTGCACTATAGTTGCCTGTGGCTGATGCTGCACCTCGGTCGCCTGTGGCTGATGCTGCACTATAGTCGCCTGTGGCTGATGCTGCACCTCGGTCGCCTGTGGCTGACGCTGCACCTTGGAAGCCTGTGGCTGACGCTGCACCTCGGAAGCCTGTGGCTGACGCTGCACCTTGGAAGCCTGTGGCTGACGCTGCACTATAGTTGCCTGTGGCTGTCTTACCATTCTTCCACTTGCATTTTTCAAACGTAAACTTAACGGCTGCGTCTACAATACTCTTAATACTTAGTTCCGCCCCTATGTGAATTTTTGAACAAGCAATTTTCGTATCATCCGTATCTACGTCCATATCGCCAGTCCCCTCAACCTCGTGAAACTTATTCATACCAACTTCGGCAGGTGGATAGTAACCGAACACGTCCAACGGATGGAGGCAGAAGTGAAATCCGTTACCGCAAGCTCTTATATCGCCTGTTTCTTCATAGTCCTTACCTTCTTCGTATTGGAAATCCCTACATGTCAAATCGGGGTTAAAACCTTTGTAGCCTTTGATTTTGACAAATTCCTTTGGTAAGGTAACGTTATCCGGCAGGTTTGCCCTAAGTACCATGTACGCCATGTAGCTGGCATCAAATCCGGCTATCCCGGTGCCAATGGCAGTGAGAAGAAATTCCTTTTCCGGATGCTCGTTAGCGTAATTCCCGAAGTTTTCTAAAAATACCAGCAGTTTTTCTTCAGTTACTTTCTGCATATCCTTGTCCAGCGTAGGGATAGCATAGGACTGACCTTGTATCCCTTTTGCTTTCCCCATAATTGCGCCAAATTTCTCAACTGCCAATCTAGCTGCACCTCCGGCGTGATTGCCGTTCATATTGCTTCCAAAAACGAATATTTGATTTTCTTTCAGTTCCTGAATATTCTCAGGTGTTAATTCTCTTTTCATGATTCTTGTTTATTTCTGTATTACTTTTAATTAATGGTTCCTACAAACTTCTCTAGGTTTCCACTCTGACGGTACTTTAGCCCACTCTCTGAATGCCTTATCAAATCCATCAAGGTCAGAGAACATATCCATCTTGGCGGTATCAGTAGTAACGAGGGTGGAGAACTCCTTGAAATACTTATCGGCAACTTTTACGAAGTCATTGTGCAACTTTTTTAAATCTCCAAGCAGAAGGGAGTTCTCTGCCATTAAATCGCTCGCTTCCTCTACTAAGTTATTGGCTTCGCAATTCAACAGGTGAGCGGCTGAAAGCAGCATATTCAATCTATCTATGCTACCATTGGCTATGGCGGCATCTATTATTTTTTTCTTTGGTTTCATAATTGTATATTTTCACTTTACATTTCCTTTCATGCGGTTAATACTTTCGTTCTCCTTTTTATTAATTTTGTCAATCCACCTTTGGAATTTGGCAGCTACAAGAGGGCAGTGTATGCGTAGGTTTCTATCGCGTTCCGCTTCCCATTCACGTATCTTTCTCTGCATCTCGGTATTCATAAATTTCTCCTTTTTCGTTATAATTCTTTCTTTAGAAAACTGTTGCAAATTTGCCCATATCTGTCACAGGCACACACTCTATGCCCTTTAGCCTTACAATACGCAGAATTATCCCCGAAGTCCGAGGCATTCTTGCAATTCCGGCATTTGACATATACAATTTCCGGTTTGACTTTCTTTGGCATACTTAAAATGGGTTGTTATCATCTTCAGTGCTATTACTTGATATGGGAATAATGTTCAAGTCGTAAAAGTGAGTAGATGCAGCATTGAAGCCACAAATAAACTTCAATAGTCCTATATTTCTGCCTTTAGCTATATCAATCATGGCAGTTCCTTTTGTGTCCACGTCTGAAAACTCATCAGGATACCGCTTCCCTTTTACCTCAGGACGATAAATCAGCATAACTATATCTGCTGCTTCCGCTATCTGTCCACTATCCCTTAACCTTGCCAATGTAGGTACAGGGTTAAGATTATCCCTATTCATCTGCGACAATGCAATAATCCATATATCCAAATCCTTTGCCAGATTCTTCAGCCTTCTTGCAACCTCTCCCATCTGCTGTTCTTTGTTACTTCCCTTCATGTTAACATTCAAAATCTGCAAATAATCTACCACAGCCCCGTCTATCCCATTTTTAAATTTCATCTGACGGATTGAAGATATTATCGTGTCGATATTGGACGTGCTCCTATCATCGAAATAGATTTGCATTTTTGATACAGTATCCACAGCCCGGTCTACATTTTCCAACTGCATTCCGGAAAGCGGTGAGTAAAGTATGACATTTGAAGGAATACCACTTATCATTGAAATAATTCTAGACGTAATTTGTTCCTTCTTCATCTCCATTGAATACATGGCTATCTTAGCACCTGCTATTGCAGCGTTTTTCATCATGCTTACAGCCATTGACGTTTTGCCAGCACTAGTTTCACCTGCAATAATTATCAAGTCTGATTTTTGAAGTCCACCTGTTTTCCCATCTATCTTGTCAAATCCGGTCGGTGTACCTGTTAAGTCTGTTTTCCCTGACATGTTGCGGTTTATCGTTTCATATACGGATTCTATGCATTCCTTGACCGTGCTGATAGAATTACAATTGGATGAGAACAGATTAGCAAGCTGATCTGACACTTTTTGCACGACGTCGGCAATATCTTCCTTCTCATTAAAAGCGTTACTGTCGAGATAACTCCCAATATCAAAGAACCGTCTCCGTATCATCAGATCATGAAGTCTGCACGCATATTGATACAGATCGAATGTGTACATTCCTGAAATCTTTGTCAGCTCATATAAACTAAAGTCTGGATATGAGAACTCCAGTTTTGATTTCACACTGATGGCATCAGCTCTTCCACCGGAATCCGTTATTTCCAATACAGTCCTGTATATCTGCTTGTGAAAATCGTTATAGAAACAATTTTCAGTAAGGATATCCCTCACTTCGTAAATGGTATCTCTCTCGCTTAGAATGGTCCCAAGAACACGTTTCTCACACTCTTCATCTCTTGGCAATATACGCATTCCACTCGGCATTATTTCATCTTTCATCTTTCATAAACTTGAGTTGTTTTAAAATAGCATAATACAAAACATCCCATTTTGAACGGATGTCTGCTCTGCCCTCTATTGTGCGCAATGCGCTTTTAAACATATCGTTCCCATATTTGTCCCGTAAAAGCAAAAATTCTTCTTCCGTAGGCAATCGCATATTGGAAAAACAATACGGTGCTTGTTTCTTGATATATGACAGGAATTTATAATAGGCATTGTTATCTTTAGAAGATTCCAACAACGCATCATTCGTATCTTGGAACAAATTTGTAGCCCCCTTTTTTATCTCGGTCAATATCCAGTTCCTAAAATACTCCATAAAACCTTTCCTGTCTTTCGAGATAGTTCCTCCGGCTTTTAGGCTTATCACGAACTTGTCAAGCCATAGAAGAAACATATCATGGTCGAAAACCTTTATCCCGTTACGGTACAAATGAAGCCTTATTGCTTCCTCCCATCCGCTGTCTGATGACAGCTCATGTTGCAATTCACTGAGATCTATATCACAACTTCCAAAATCAGAACCCATTTTTTCTTTTGCTCTATTTATAGAGCTTTCTTTATTATTTCCTTTTCTTTTCTTTTGTGTACTTTTCTCGGAGGAAATGCCTGTTTCTTCGGAGGAAATGCCTGTTTCTTCGGAGGAAATGCCTGTTTCTTCGGAGGAAATAAGTCCGAACTCATCAAATTGACATACACGTCTCAACTGGTCACAAATACTCTTATAACGTTCCTGAATCCCCTTCGATGTAATTACTTTGTCAGAATCATACAGTTCTTTAGAAAACAACCCGACTATCAGGCAGCATTTAAAGACTTCCTGTATATACGCCTCTTCAAACCCGGTTTGTTCCGAGATAATAAAGGGCAACTCATCATCCCACCTCACGTAGTACCCTTGTTTGTAGATAATACATAGCAGGAGAGCATATACAGTTACAGCTTTACCGCCTTGATACTTGATTAGTTTTCTAATGCGTATATCCTGAAAGAAATCCACGTCCATAGGGAAGTAATCAAGTCCTACTTTTCTATTTCTTCCCATGACCACTTTTCATTATTCCAATTAAATAAAGCAAATTGACTTCCCCACTTTTAGGGCATTTAGGTATATGTTCTATTTCATTCATTATTTCTCCTATTGTTTTCATAATTTATGATATAAGAGGTGTGGCAGCCTTGTATAAGGCTACCAGCACTTAGTTGATTATATTTTTGTTATTTCTTGATTTGTTTTATTTCAGCATCAGTGATAAGCATTCCGATTATTGCTTTGTAGTGGTCCACTCCTTTGTAGTTTTTGCAGAACTCCCTAAAATCTTCATACAGTCCGTTTGCTATTATAAAAGAATACGCTTCATTCTTGCAGTCTTTCTCAATATCAAACCGCTTTTGTAATTCATTTAAAAAGTCACTGAATGTTGGTATTAAATGAGAATTTGAGCATTCAATCTCAACGGTTGCTATTTTCTTTTTCATAGCAGACCTCCTTTCTTCGCTGAAATGAAGCAAACAATAAACGGTAATATAAACAAGATAGGGTTAATGATAGTGAGTACTAACATTAATAAGAGAGAGGACAATTTAGTTTTCATAAGACAATCCTCCCATGAATTGAAAACCTAATATGCCTAACAATTCACTAAATTTGTTCTCATACCAAAGCGGTTGAGTGCTTTTAGGGTTGTTCGGGTTTACCTGGTTCTCTCCGAATGAAAGACCTTTGTTCGTTATTGACTTGAACCGTTTCTTCTGTCCGTGAGCTGAATTTCTTTCCAAATTGCACAGGTAGCCTTTTTCAATGGCTTTCTTGTTAAATACCTGTGCCGATATTTTCATACCTCTTTCTGATAGAAGTTCCGAGGCAGATTTGAGTACTCCTTTTGATGGGGTATAGTCGGGAAGAGGAAGATTGTACGGTTCAAGTATCTGTTTTGCAATAATCAGCTTTGAGTTTTCATTCAGATTCAAGAACTTTGCCGCCCATGTAGCTGCTTTCATTTTGTCGGAGATGGTTGGTTGTTTCACTTCTGTTTTTACCGAAGTGATTATTGGTTCTGCTTTACCAGTTTCCAACGCATCCCAACGAAGGACTAACTTCGCTCTTGTTTCGTCATTGAACTTGGAAGCAATGTACATGCATTCTTGATAGTTTAATTCATAACAAGGCAAAGTCCTGCCTGTTGAATCCTTGTATTCACTGAGGGAAAATTTCCCCTCAGTAACTTTCTCCCATGCCGGTTCCATTGCACGGATAGCCTTTAACACATCATTGTGTTGTTTACCTGCGAGTTCTGCAATCTCAAGAGAACTCATCGTTTTTTTGTTTGAATTTAATTCTTTTGCCATAATTGTAGGTCTTTTTATTTTGGCATTATAGAACAGAGAAACGGCTGCCCTTTCCCGTTGACCTACACCAATGAATGGCAGGGTGAGCATTAACTTCACCACACGGGGGTAACAGCCGCTATATTGATTGCAGCAAACTTGCAAGCATAAAAAATGCTCACTAAAAAGCGAGCGTCACTCGCCATTCATTATGTAGGTCGCTGCAAATATACTCCCTTTTTCTAAAACACCAAAATAAAATTCAAATATCTTTCAAATAATTATCCACCACTTTAATAAACTCGTCCAATGATCGGACAACAACGTACTTCGCCCCAATACTCTCAAATTCCTTTTGATAAGCTTTCTGATTCTCTGACTGTCTGCCTGTCTTTGCTTTTAATTCAATACCACAAAAGGGATAGAATCTATTTGGAATAAGCAGTATCAAATCAGGGAAGCCAGCACGAACACCCATCTGCTTGAACTTGGAAGCTTCAATAGCATTACGCTTTCCTCCATTGGGAGAATGATGGAGCCTTTTCGTCCATTTAGGGTATTTAAAATCCCAATATTGAATAATAGCCTTTTGAAGCTGATCTTCTAAATGTCTCATTCTATCTTTTTAATTAAAAGCCCCGAAGCGTATTCTCCGGGGCACAACCATTATTTACTAACCCTTGCCATTTATGTGTGGCTCACATTTATGAGGGGCGTAGGGGAATCGAACCCACCAAACCATAATTGGGCAGTGCCAGCAATCATGATTAACTTGCCGATTGAAGCTTCATAAATCAACAAGCCCTTACAACGTATATTGTGCACTTCTCATAATAAGGAACACAGCCAGTGCTTACGCCCCATATTCGCCCGCCCTATCTTCACAGACCGGGAAGGCATGTAAACAAATGCACTTAATCTATATCAAATCAGTCAACCCAAATTTAATTTTAATAACATTGATGATGGCTTTATACTGTTTCTCGTAGATTGTTCCCGAATGTGTCTTCTCCACTTTCTTTTCAAACTCTTCAATGCTGCCACGAAAACACCCACAAGTTATTTCGACTTTATTATCTTTTGTCAAATATGCGTGAGTGTGGCGGTTGCATGAACCGAAACAATCAAATCCGCAATGATTGTTATCATTTTCTATATCAGCATCGCCGTACACCCGAGCATTGCCGTACACCCAAGCATCGCCGTACACCCGAGCATCGCCGGACACCCGAGCATTGCCGTACACCCGAGCATCGCCGGACACCCGAGCATCGCCGGACACCCAAGCATCGCCGTACACCCGAGCATCGCCGTACACCCGAGCATCGCCGGACACCCGAGCATCGCCGTACACCCGAGCATCGCCGGACACCCAAGCATCGCCGTACACCCGAGCATCGCCGGACACCCGAGCATCGCCGGACACCCGAGCATTGCCGTACACCCAAGCATCGCCGTACACCCAAGCATTGCTTTCTTGGTCTAAGTTCTCATCTTTCTCAACATATCCTCCCAAATCACCTTCCTTGGCATATTTGAAAGACTTTGTACACTTAATTTGGAATAATTTAATTCCAAAAGTATTAAATACAAACTTGTCTGTAAGTTCAAATTTCTTTTCCATGTCAATCAAAATTAAAATTATCCTCACCGTCCGGTTCTTCCTCCGGCATATCATTACCGAAATCCATCGGTATGAACCAATCTGAAATAAACTCTTCCATATTATTCCTCCGTATCTTCACTATAACACGGCATAAGCAATCCAACACTACTTACATCCTCCATCATACTATCAAAAACAATAGGTTTATTAGTACCCTTAAATGTAGCGACACACTTGTCGCTTTCAAAAAGAGCTTTATTCAACCGTTGCATAATCTTCATGTCAAACTTCACTTGTGGAAGCGGAGTAGTCTGCGTATTCAAAGCACCCTGCAAGACTTTTTCCGCATCAGGATATTTATCAAATGTGGAAAAGTAAAAGAATACTTTATCATTATCCTTGCTGCATTCTATGCCATCTTCGGCAATCATAATATTATCGTATTTCAGCATATCTTTGTAGAAGTCAGCGTGAAGAAATTTTCCGTCAAGTGCGGTTATCTCAGGTTCCTTCAACCCCGATATTTCTGAAATTCTGTTTTTTGCCAAAATATGCCCGTCACTTGCGTATGCAAATCCGTTTTTGAAATAGATACAACACATTTCAGGTTTGATAGGATAATCTCCAGAACAAGCAAGATGCATCTGAACTTTCTTGTTAAAGTTGTTTCCTTTTTCTGACATAAATCATTCCTCCTTTGTCTTACTACGTTCCTTAATCATCGCATCGGCTATCTGGTAAGCAGCTTTAGCCTGTTTTTCATAGTTGTAGTTTGTAATACTAACCTCTTTGGATGGGAAAAACAGTGTTACAACTCTATTCCATAAAGTTCTTCTGCGTTTTGCTGTCATCATTATGCACTTCATTGCTTCAAGCGCAATATGATCTCGTGATATGTTGCTTTCCATAATCAGTCCTCTTCTTGTATTAGTCGTTTAATCAATTCTTTTTTCCATCCTTGAATAAATCCATTTTCATCAATATTCATAATGATGTAGTCGCCATATCCTTCATCTGCCGGACACATAATCTTAGGTACATAGCCGTCATAAGAAGCAATGGCGATGTGGTCTTCATCAGTAATATCACATATAAAATCATCGCATACTTTATAGTGAACATTGGCAGTTGTTCCTTGCGCCCAGTTGACTATTTGTCCTGTCTCAATTGCTATAATAGGTCGCCAACGATAATGGTCTGAATATATATTGTAATCAGCCTCTTCTTTTATTTGTACAGCACAAGGTATAAGAGGTTTACCTATGCCTTTACTCTCGCACAAGTCAATGTCTCTCACTCCGTTTACTTCTGCGTCTTCCCAATAACGTACACCAGCATCCACTTTCAAGTAGACTGCTTCAAACTCGGTCGGTTTGTTGATTGTAATTTTCATATTATTTTAATTGATTAATAACTTGTCTTTTGATTTTCTTGCAGAGCTTCCCGACAAAACGTCCATGCTTCTCTGTTCCGTCATCGGGCAACTCGTTTTTGTAAGTATTGAGCAACTTCTGGATGAGAAGCACTTCTTGTTTTGTCAAAGTAAGTTTCATAATTATTAGTCTTTAATCTCCCATAAATGCCAGCAAGTACTATGTAAGTTCACAAATTCTTCTCTCGGAGGGAATATTTGTGCCACTTGAATGTTATTTGGTAAAAACTTATATCGTACATCTTTCAACTGCTGATAACCTAATGGAAACTTAGCACTTACTGATAAATGCCATAACCCATTTTCTATTGCAATTATCAAACTCATCCCTTTGTATTTAAATACTCCAGTAGAATATACTCCATATTTGTCTGTTATTTCTTGCTCTTTAATATGAAAAGGGAATGACTTTGATCCATCTAACCTGTATTTGAGCAACTCTTCTCGTGTCATTTATTAAATGTAATTTATATGTTGTTCAATTTCAATCTCCATCAACTGAATCAAACGTTCTTCGTCTGGAGATGGGATATATATGCCACATTGGGCACTCGCGAAATTCCGAAACCTTTCAATGGTAAGGCTAAACTCTGTACTATCAAGGTCAGACGAACTTCTTAAGTATTTTAGTCTCCCAAGAAACTTGTCTTCTCTCTCACGGACGAAAGTGTCTTTGTTGCAGAGAATCTTGTAATAGTTCCGCTTTACATATTCCATCGTTTCACCGATTTGGCAACCGAGATAAGCAAGGCAGACATGAAGGTATTTGTTCTGATTTAAAGATCTTTGGGGTTTCTTTTCCGTCAATTCAAACACCTTCTGTTCCTTTATCAACTTCTCCAGCTTCGCTCTTGCCTGCTGGACGTGGAGAGGATTGGAACCATCGTATTTCATAGGCTAAAATGGCAGATCATCATCCGACACGCTAGGAGCATTATTTATATCCTCTGGGGTGGGTGATGTATTCTGAGGTACAAACTCTTTGAAATCTCCAAAAATATATTGCATTCCTTCTACCCGTTCCTCCTTTTTAGGGGAACAAGTGATGAAATGCGTATGCCCGAACTGGGATTTCTCTTTGCGTTCGATAACAGCCACATTCACATAGATTCTTTCAACTCCATCTTTACACTTAATTTTCTTCATCTGCTCACGAGGTATATCAGAGAGACAGATACTTCCTGTTAAAATCATAATTTTATAGTTTATATGTTATACAAATCCTCTTTTGTTTTTAGCAAGTGATATAAGTTTTTTTCATCTATATATTTGCAAAAGTCTTTTATTATTTGAGCATTCTTCTCTTCCATCTTACTGTCTCTCAAACATTCTATCGGATTATATATTACGAAATCCGTATTTATTGTGTTCGTAACCATATAACGTTTATATCCTTTAAAATGAAATAGATCAAAATAGAAAGTGTCACAACCAAACAATTCAAGATAAAAACTCCATTGACACGATTCTGTATAATCTCTTGTGTGTGGTTGCGAATATTTGGTTTTAATGTCTCGTATCACGTTTCGATATTTGACATCAGCATATCCGTGCACATGAACAGGGAACAATCCACAATGAAAATCTTTACCTTTATGTACTTCATGTTCCGCATCCGGATATTGTTTACGGTAATAAAGGGCATTTTCCACAGCTTTCCCATTCATAAGCACTCTAAATCCATCTTGTTCCTGCTCAAATGTGTTTTCTCCAACATAAATCGCCTTCCCTGTTTCTACAATACTATGGAATACAGATCCTATTGCTGCATAAGCGTTTGGTCCTTTCTTGCCTGAAAGTGTATTTAACACTCTTTCTTCTGTGTCCCATATTGAATGCTTATCCCTGAATCGTCTGAACGCTTCTAATGAAGTAACACTGATACGATACATAATTATCTCTTTTTGAATGTGATTGAATAGGATGTTGTAGAGCTTTTTGAAGGAGCGTACAAAGTTATAATCTCGCCTGTTTCTTCATCTATATCTGTTTTTTGTTCCTTTATAGTACGAAGAAAAGATTCACGTTCCTTGAGTCTCATGTCAATGTCGTTTTTTTCCTCATTTAACCTTTCCCATACCGGGTCACCACATCCTGTAAAGTCATATTTCACTCCTGTTTCTTTCACCTGTATCAACGCCCCACGGAATGAAGGGATTTCACCTTTTCCATACTTCCCTACTTCATTCAATACAGCTTCCCTTACATCCGAATCTTTCAAAAAAGTGCTTATTGTTTCACTAAGGCTTTTCATCTGTATGACAGCATCTATCGGATTTACATCACCATCAATTACTTTTTGTACAAACATACAGGCAAGTTCCGTCTGTTCCTGCTTCGTAGATGGAATATTGTTTATCTTCAAATCATTACTCATAGCAAATTATTATTAACTTTATATTGATAAAAATTGTCAGAAATGACAGTAATATCGTTCTGCGTAACTTTATAGTACTTTTCTATAAGATTGGATAACGAAAGACGTTTATTCTCAGATTTTGCTTTTTCAAGTTTCTGATAAATCCATTTCATTAAGTTCTCATCGTTAAACTTCTCTTTCGACAGGAGTTTTCTGTTATCTTTTTCCAATTGATTATTTGACTGACATTCATTATTCAGAGAATCAGAATCTTTTGTGTCATCTATACAAAACAACCCGTTTAATGCGTACTTCCGTGCATAAGACGATGTGCTTCCTGTGATCTGGCTTGCATCCATTCCCTTCTTTGACTCGTCCTCACGTGCGTATGCCGTTGCCGTTTCCGTTTCACCATTAGCATTCTTAATGGTTGCGGTTGCCCTTACATAATATCGTGTACCAATCATTACAATTTCGTCAGAAATAGTAAGTGTGCACGACTGACTAAACAACAATGGTTTTACTGCTTCCAAAATATCCTCGCAATTACGATATTTATAATTCCCAAATTTATTATATTGATCTTTGGGAGCCTTAAGCAAACTTTGAATTGTATTAAGTTCCTTCATAATTATATTATTATATTACCAACACAAAAAAGGCAGGTCCGCAGTCCTTACAAAGTTCCGCTTCCTGCCATGATATATCTCCACTTCTTCCAGTTCGTTTTCCAGGGAATCAATTTCTTCATTGATAAGTGAAATATATTCAGCCTTACTGTCAGCATTGAATGTGAGCATTACCGCTTCTTCACTCATTTGCTGAACCGTGTCAAGCTCTGAATAAAGCTTATCAAGTTCTGAATTAATAGATGATTTACACCTCATACTTTCTCCAAAAATTGCAAAGGGAGTGAATAAACAGCTTTTAACTTAGAGAATTTGACATCTGCACGCCCATCTTTAATTTTAATAATCGTGCCTATCAGCGTATCGCCAATTTCACGGACTTTATCACCTTTTTTCATAATAACTACGTTTAAATATTTGTCCGAAAGACAGGAATCGAACCTGCTTCTTGTGGGGTAATGAGACCTACATAAAGAATATGATTATTATTAAATTACCACATGCATTCCATAATGCTACTTTCGGAGGATGTTCATACCTATATTCACATACCGGCATGAACGGATAATATTACTAACTAAAAAATAGATAGAGAAAATATTAGTCACACTCTTTCAGTTCATTGTATGTCAGGACTACCAGTCTTATGCACAACAGGAAGATAATGGAAAATATAATCACAGATACGCATTTTACAGGACTTTCCGTAACTATCGCACCATAAATCATCCCTAACGAACATAAGGCGGCAAATAAAGACATGATAAAATTGGCTGTTTTCATTATATTATGTAAAAAAGGGTACGTCCCCAAATAGAAGTATAAACTGTCACATTTAAAACTTTATTGATGGAAAAGAGGAACGTACCCGAATTATTATTACTTTTGCGGTGTCACATTTAAAATTTTTGTATTATGAACAAATTTATACTGATCGAGGGCAAGACTTTCCCTTGTTATATAAATCCTGACCATGTAGCTTTCATTGAACATAAGAGCCGTATGACTTTTATTCATTTGGTATCCGGTGATGTGGTTGAAACAACTTTGCCAATACCTCAAGTGTTGTCTCTGTTAAGCCAACAATAGTATTCTTCCCAAAGATCATTGCCAATTCTAGCAATTAGAAGTTTGTCTCTCCACGTATATATCGGTGAATTGTAAATCCACTCAAAGAGATGCGTGGAGATGGGTTTTTTTGTTTCTATGGCAATCTTAATAAGCCGTCTTTTGAGCCATTTTTTAAGAAATCGTTTCATGAGGTCATTTAATTATTAAGTTCGTTCCCCTCAACGGCTTAAACCGGTTGTTACCCCGAATCTTACGGGAGGGGATATATTAGACCTTTCAGCGATACTTGTGCCTAACCAAGCATACTCACCACGCTAAAGACAAATTGGCGTGCTGAAAGTAAATTTCATTTCAACTTCGTGGCTTTACCACCATCAGACATTTACAACCATTCGACCGTTATCGTCTTATCTTCGGTTGCTATCGGTGTCAATTCCGTTCCACTTGCACCCACCACTATCTACCATCACTGGCTTCGCTTCTGTGCCTGCGCAGAAATCATATATAATAATTGTACGGTTTTACCCATACATTATTTCTATTGTATAAATAAATATTTCAAAGAACTATTTTTTTTTGCTCCCTGCTCAGTTATCGCTACTGAATTCCGTTCATCCCGTCAACAGGGATAAATGTCTTTAAAGCTTAGTCAATCAACTCTTATATTATTCAATACGTCAGCCGCATTACAAAACCATTTTTTCTTTCCCTTGAAATCTATGCGAACTTTGCCCTTAGAGTATAAGTCTTCCAATCTTTTTTCTCCACCCACAAGTCTTGCTGCTGTATCCTTACAGAAGGTTACACCATACCTGTTAAGTTGGCGAGATTGGTTACTATATCTTATTTCGGCTTCGTTCATACTATTTCATTATTGTCATTTCTTTATAGCAGTAATGGTTATCTTGTTGTCCTTGCTTATATAGCAACTATATCTTTCCACATCGTCTCTTGGATAAGACTTTGCGATTTCGTATGCCCATTGTCTCAAACTACGACATTCAAGATAGCTCCCAAGTTGAGCTGTCAGAGAAGAACCCGCTTTGATTTTCAATATATCATTCTTTGTAATTTTCATACTTGCTTTTATTTTCTATATTTTATGCTTAAATATTATTCGTTTAATTTGCTTTTTAAAAATCGGTTTCATATATTTGCCATCTGATGAGTGGCAAGTGACTTATATAAGTCACTCCGTTTTTATTTTGTCTTTCTTTGCTTTCTTGCTTTGATTGACAATGCAAAGATACTTTATAATTTTAAAGTATAAAATAGTTTGCTTTAAAATTATAAAGTAGTTATAATTAATTAACAATTCAAGATAACAAAAGATGAATATGAATAAAGTCATAAATATTTTAAATGCGGCAAAAGCCAATAATGGATTAAGCCGTGAGGAAATAGAGAGGATATGCGGAAAAGAAACGGATGCTGTACTTGCTTTCATTCGTAACAGTGGAGTATGCACTATGGGCATAAGAGATAGGATAATCCACGTGGATGATGGCAAATTCGCATTGCTACTTGATGAATTAAAACAGAAGAAAAAATCAAAATTTAGTGGAGTTATAAAATGGGTCATGGAGAATATTATAGCTCCACTGATTAAAAGTTAGAGCTTCTGATACTCTATAAATTCACCGATTATAGAAGGGTGTTTTAAGTGTATAAATTTTATAAAAGAGTCTACAATCTCGTGATTGCTTATTGTATTGACTTCAATGTGTTCACGGTAGCAGTCTTGACGAAGTACATTTAGCACATCGTTGTTGATAAGCGATTGAAGCTCGTCAATCTGATGTTGTAGAGAAGCGACAAATTGAAGGTCTGACAAGTTCTGTTCTGGCTCTTGTTCAATGTGACTTGCTGATTTAAATGAATTTTTCAT